ATTATGAACGCAATCGTCGACTGATTGATTTGAGTCATCAACCAGACGACATTAAAGAAATCATTGCCACAACTATCTCACAGGCTATTGATGCAAATAAAAATATCAGTCAAGTAGGTATTAGACTGATTAAATTTTGTAATCTATATGATTTGAAAAAAATTGCCGAACAGGCGCAAAGTTATGCTGAACCACTAAATGCGAGGTACACACTATGACAGAGATACATGCTAAACCAATCATCGATAATAAATTTTGGATCGTTGAACAAGACGGAGAAAAAATTGCTACTCTAAGAAAAAACGAAGACAATCGTTTTGTAATGAGCAATGAGTTAGGAATAAAGATCTACGAAAACAAAAAAAGTTTAACTGACCAATTCGGTAAAGACTTTTTTGTTGTTAAGATTGTAAAAGAAAGTGATACTGCATTACCCAACGAGGTTCACGGATTCAGTACCAGTGCCGAACCTCATAATCCTCTTTATGACATTAAAAAGAAATTACCTCTATTTACTAAGAGCGAAGATTCAAAAAGCCTGTACTGTGCCGGTTATTATATCATCAAGTTTGATAAAGGGTGGGTTAAAAGTTTTTGCCCTAAATTAATCACACTACAAAGATATCCATATCAAGGCCCGTTTAAAACTGAAATTGAAATGAAACAGGTACTATCAAGTGTCTCAAAATAAATTACCTACTACATTACCTACTATAGAAAAAATAATTTCTAGAACTGTTGTTGCTGAAAAGAGTCAACAGAAAGAAATTAGAATCACTATACAAGAAGCACGTGATTTAACTGCCGAATTGGCTATTCTAACATCTAAATTAGGTTTAACTGTTCAAGAAATACATCAAATGCTGTCGGAAATACGAGAATCAACTACTAAGATTGATGTTAAGTTCGACGGGGGAACGTTCTAAAGTTGATAAATATATACGTGGTTTATTAGGATACGTATATAGATGAGCAGACCAAAACCTAAAGTAATTCTTGAACATGCAAACAAAGAGAATTATAAAGTGGAACAAATTTTAGAAAGCGAGGCTATCTGGGCTGTGTTTTACCAGAGCAAACCTTTTAATTTAAAAAGTGGTAGTCTGCTGGCCAATTATCCCGGACCTAAATATAAGAAGGTAAGTTTTAGCAATCCAGGACACGCTCACAATCTCGCCAAGAAATTAAATAAATTATTTAAAACCAAAGACTTTTCAGTTTATAAATTAACTACCGGCGAAGAATTGAAATGAGTGATGGACAATAAAGACCGATACACTGAAGTTTTTTTAAAGGCGGCCGGCTTACCCATTGATGAGAAAAATGTCAAAGACTGCCGATCACGATGGTGGTTCAGCACAAGAGAAAAATCCAACGGTGGTCTCCGTATCACTGATCAATGTCTAGAATTTTTAGAAACTGTTGCAGACATTAAAATTTATAAAATAGATTTACCAAAAGATCTTACCATAGGTCCTCAAGTACTAATTTGGTTAGACCAATTCTTAGAAACTCCCTGGCATTTAGAAAAAAGATATATCAAAGTTTTATCTGAAAAATCTGCATTTGAGTTATACCTGTTTTCTGGAGATGTTAGAAAATTAGGATCAGCCAAAGCCATGGCCAAAAGATTAAGCCAAGAATCCCAACCTCAATAAACTTATTACGTAAATAAATTCGTTATGTTAGATCTTAATGCTCTTGATATCTTAGACAGCAGAAAAATGAATACTGCTGTTCCGCATTTTTCAAAAGTGATGATCCATTCCGTAGAATGGGACAATGACCAAACTATAGAAAATTGGATTACTGCTAATTTAAAAGGCAGATATTATATCATTCCTCAGCCTTATGTAACCGAAGATGGAAAATTAAAAACAGCCAGATTTGCAGGGTTTGAAGATCAAAAAGAGATAACTTATTTTATACTAGCCTGTCCTCATTTAAGGAGAAATTAATGACTGAAGAAGTAAAAAATCAAGAAGCCGCTACAGCGCCTGTCGATGCTGCTGCTGCGCCACAACCTTCTGCACCTGATCTAAATATTACTGATCTTGCTGCTGTGAGAAATATCATCGATATCGCATCTCAGCGCGGTGCATTTAAGGCCAACGAACTAGAAGTTGTTGGTAAGACTTACAACAAATTAACTGCATTTTTAGATTCAGTAAACAAAAAGGAACAATAATATGAGAGCACTAAAACACACTGGTAGAATGATCAAATCGGGAGCGAAAGTTTTGGTGGTATTCAGGACGCTCCCCGGAGAATCTAACTATTCTCTAGTTATTCCTGTGGCTCAGTTATCTGATACATATCACGACTCTATTATGAAAGTAGTAGAAAGTGATCAGGCTCAAGAAGTTTTTGAGTTTGGTGAAATTCTTTTTATTAGAAGTTTTCCAGATGGTCGTCCAATGCTACAGGCACTAAGAGCAGACGGATTATTGGAAAGAGTAACTACTGATTCTGTTCTAATGACTCCTACACCCAATGATAACATTCCGTTGCATCAATTAAATTCGTTGATAGCAGAGCAAAAAAACTGTGCTGTTGACGATCTATGTACATTTGTATCCGGTGCTCCAAAACAGTCAGATGCTACTGTAGAAAATGTTGCCGCAGTTAACGACCTGGGAAAAGATCTAGGAGAACCTAGCAAGCCTGCAAAAATTCAAGCACAGCAGAATGAAATATTATCTGACAAAGATATTGCTAAAGGATTACGCAGTCAAGCAGATGCACTATACAAAGAAGCAGCACGTCTACGTAAAGAAGCAGAAGATCTAGATCCGACTGTAAAAAAATCTTCAAAGACTAAAGAAACAGCAGATGCCTAAGCCGTTGTTTAGACCGCCAATGCATCTTGTAAAAGAGTGGCCGGAGGTATTTGAAGATATGTACATGAATACCATGCCTGTTGCATATCTTGAAATGGTACATTTAACGTTTGAAGATGGCAGGATATGGCAGATTGATGTACGTGCTCAACTCCAAGGGTCTGCTCCAGAATCTATCGCAGAAAAACTATTAGAGACTCTTCAAGAGTACAAAGACGAAATAAAAAAGATAGATTTTAAAATAGATATAGAAAGATTGAAAAGAGATATTACCGATTCAACTAAGACTCTGTTTTAGTAGGAAAAGTAATATCTCTTACTTTTTCAAAGAAAGCAATTTTATCTATGCCGTCTCGATATAGTTTTTCGTTTCTTCCAGACTTTATCATTTTTTCGATATAACTTTTCAACATATCAATTCTTTCTCTGGTTCCGTTTCTTTCTAAGTATTCGAGATTATTTGATTCCCATTTGATATAATCTTCGTATATTTTATTTTTAGTTTCTTGAGGAAGATGTGTTGGATCAAAATATTTAGGGTTATAAACATAATTGAACATGGGATGAGGTTCAATCGATGTTAATTGTGTAGATATTTCCTTGTGCCAATCTAAAAACTCTATAATCCTATCACAGTTTAATGAACTAAATGTTGCATGTATCTGTATGCTAATATTTTCTTGTTCTTTAGCCACAGCATCAATAGTTTCTAAATTATCTATTAACTTATTCCATTTCATTGGATATCTAATAAATTCATTTAATTTACCGTAAGCATCAACACTTACACACAAATAAACACGTTTGAATTCTTTCCAACAGTCTAATATTTCTCTTGGTGTTTTAGTAAGATTAGAATTATAACTTAATACTATGTTCTTAGATATTCCGAGATCAATAAATTTTTGTAAAAATGCTTGATGATCAATTATTAAAGGTTCGCCGCCAACAATATGTATTCTTTCAACCTTGCTGACAAAAGGATACAGTTTTTCAAGGCAACTTCCGTCATGATACCAATCTAACTTCATCATTCTATCATAATGTTCTATAGGTATTTGTTTGGTATCTAATTGTTCTTTTAGAAATAAAGTACTGTTAAATCCGTTACACATTACGCATTTAAGATTACATCTGTTACCGAACGTGATATCTAGATAATAAAATTCTGCTTCTTTGATAGTACCGTCTGCGTCACATTTCGAAATCCAATATTCTTCATCCATTGAAACTCCGAAACTTTCGTTGAACCATTGTCTCCAACTTATTTTTCCGTTACTTTCAATCTCCCAACATTTTTTACAAGTAGGATGTTTTTTATCTTCTATGAAATATTTTCTTATTTCTTTATGAAAATCATTATTAAAAGATTCTAAGACTTCAAACGTGGGATCGTTAAATTCTTTATTTTTTTCTAATCTATCATATCCTTGATTATTACAACATATACGTTGTCTGCCTGCATTATCAAGACTAAACGCAGCAAAAGGATATAGGCAAAAATTTTTTCTGGTCATTTTTCTTTAGTAATTAATATATCAGTTCCGCAATGACAATAGTCCTTTTGACAGATAACGTCATTTGACGTTAATTTAAAAACATCGAATATGTTTCCTAACATCGGTCCTTGGCCGCAACTTGCGGCTCTCATTGTTCCGCTAGGTGAAATAAAAATAGATTCCTGAACTTTACATTTCCATCCTTGGAAAAAATTTCTGTTTTCTGCTACGATTCTATTACTATTCAAAGTCTTTACAGTGCCATCATCGTATTTTTCTACTGAAGCAATTACTGTTTTTGGTTCGGGTTTATATATAGTTACCTTAGATTCAAAATTATTTTTTGATATAAAATCCGATATTCTAGAATCTTTGTATTTCCACGGGCCCGTTACAACACTCATTTCATCTAATAGCGGAACCCATTCAAGATTGTAATTCTTTAATTTACTTTTAATTTCTGCTCCTACTGTTAACATGTCATCGAACTTTTCTTCTAACAGCATCATTCTTAAACAAAGATAATTTACTTTATTTTGTAAAAATTCTGCAATTTCTAAGTAATTTGATTTATTTGCAAACTCAGGATGATAACTAGCAACTACATCATCAAACAATTGATAATGTTTTTCCCACCAAGAAATTTTTCTACTTAGGTTTGTATTAATTCCTAAAGTTACATTATGACCCAATCTCTCTTTGAGAAAATTAGATACTGGTATTAAACCTTTCCAGAGGGTAGGTTCACCGCCACTGTAATAAAACTTGAAATATACATAACCGTTATCTTGATAATATTTTATTATTTTTTCTAAATTTTCTAATAAAACATCAATTTTATCTTCATTAGTGTAAGACCCACTCCAGTTTCCTTCGTTACAATAACTACACCTATAATTGCAAAAATTATTAACCTGCCATGTTATAGCAAGGTACGGATTGTCTTTGGGAGAAATGGCTATTAGATTCGGCATGATATCTCAAAAAATGTAGACTCGAAATTCGTGCCTCTATGTTTGTCCAGCAGTCTATTAAATTCTAAAAACTCACTGATCTTATCTTTTTGGTATTCTTCACTGTAATAGTATTCGTAAATTTTTTGGAACACTTCTTGACCTACATATCTATTTAGATGTTTTAGTTGTCCCTCTGCTTCTTGCATTTTAATCACAGCATCTGATCTCATTTCACTACTCCATATCGTAGTGCGCATAAAGTTTGGATTATCTAAGAAAATAGGATACCAACCTACAGGGCGATATTCTGCTTTGTTATCGAGATAACGCCATATGTCTGGTAAAGAAAATAAATTGTAAGCACTGATCACAGAATAAACAACAATCTTGATATTTGGCAGGGCTGCAATAGCAGTAAAGTTATTATCAAATTCTTGCCAATTTAAAGGATGTCTAATATAATTTCCTTCATACCCAACACCATCTATACTGATCTGTATCTCATTATTAGGGAAATGAGACATTAAATCTAACAGTTCGCCTTCTGCTGTTGTACCATTAGTAGTAAAACTTACAAAACAATCTGTATTGTTAGATTCTATAAGATTTTTTAGTAATGTTCTATTTTCTTTGATCAAAGTCGGTTCGCCGCCTGTAAGGTATATTCTTTTAAGATTACCCGATACTTTCTCCATAGTATCTTTGTATGTTTCATTTTTAAACCATTTATTAATATCAGCAGGAATATTTCGTTCACTGGCCCACATTACCTGATATTTTTTATTTTCCGTCTCTTTATCTAAAATACGTTGCCGTTCTTCATTGACTTTACTACTACTGCCGCCCCAACATGAATTACAGGCCAAATTACAAGTATTGCCCAATCTTAATTCTAAACTAGTTAATTTGTCTAGAGATACTTTTGAATTGTGTAAAAATTCATTCACTGACTTTATAACATTAATATCAGATTGATATTTTTTATTAGATTCAGTTCTACTGCTACTACCGGATAATTTTTCGTGTCTATAACAAACTTGGCAGTCAGAAACTTCTTCACCCACTAGCATTTTCCAGCGAGCATTCTGCATATGTTCGTTATTCCAAATTTCTTCTATAGAATCCTGACCTAAATTAAATTCAGTACCGTCAGATTTTTTAAGGTGTGAATTATCTCGCACAGTACAACAAAGTTTTACACTACCATCTGTATTGCTGTTTAAATTAAAGAAAGGAAATACACAAAACGTTTTAGATCTCATCGATGGAATTTTTAAATGATCTCTAAGTTCTGGGAAAGTTTCAAAAAGATCTTCATTTCGAATGCTGTCAACTGATTGATTAACGTATCCAAATTTTTCTGTTAATTTAAATTTATTTTCTGGTTCAGTCATTAAAAAATTTATCACACTTTCAAACTGACTTACTACTGCTGAACTGGCTTCTGTATTTTTCATTACAGCCTTGGTCCATGTAATTAGTTCGTTCCATTTATCGATAATGACATGTTTATTTTCTAGCACATTGGCCTGTTGACGAGGGGGCTGTGTTAGTATATTCAATCTAATATTCTTAGGTTCTAGTAATTCTTCTAGCACCCACTCTTTATAGAAATCTGGAAAATGCCATACATTATAAAGACTTATAGTAGGCGTGATATGGAATTTTACGCCGGGCAATAATTTTAATTTTTTCCTGTTTTCAACTATATTTTTCCATACAGTGCCTTTTCGTAAGTATTCTCCTCGCTCCCACGATGCATCTAAACTAGCATACACTTCAACTCTATAAAACTTACTCCATAATTCAAAAAGATCTATCTGTTTGTATTTCAAAGTGCTAAGATTCGTAGTATACATTAACTTGACATCGAAGCGTTTCATCTCGATCAATTTTGTTAAGGCAGCATAATGCTCTTCTTGCATCAATGCCTCACCCCCAGCAAAAACTATTTCTTCAGCAGTTTCTAAAGCCTGTTCGTAATAATTCCAAAACTTTTCTCTTGGTATTTGAATAATTCCAGGATCTGGTTGATTTTTTAAAAGAGGAATCTCGGGTCCCCACTTACTGCTTAATTCGGGGCCACATGTTCTGCATTTGAAATTGCAGATATTACTAAATCTAATATCAAGATACCTAACTTCACTCATTGTATCTTTTTTTGATTCAACAATAGGAATTAGATGTTTCTTGAACGTAGCACTGGTTGATTGTCTTAGTGTTTGAATGCCCGATTCTTCTAACTGATAACAACGCTTACATCCCTCGGGACGTTCGTTGTTTAGTAACTGGTGTCTTAATTGCTTGTAAGAATCGTTATTAACTAAATCTTCAATATGTTCTTGATTAATGTTTCCAAGGGGTTTACTTGAATCGTACATACAGCAGGGGAAAACTGACCCGTCTGGCCATGCATGAATTCCTACCCAAGGCTGTAAACAAAAATTGTCTTTATCCATAATTTTTACACATCTCTAAAAAATTTCTTAGTTGAGGGAAGGTTTCTTCAAAATTAGTTCCTCGTCTTCGATCGTACTCGTTGAACCAATTATAAAAATCTTTTCTTCCTTCAGTTAATTTATCATTGCTATAGTTGGTAGTTTCCATGTACTTCACTACCCTTAAAAATTTTTCATATTCTAATTCACTAAATTTAAACCTATTTTTATCATCTAAATTATCTTTGATAAAATTTAAATGATCGTACATATAGGGCATGAATTCTTCTTTAGGCAATATATTCATATCATACTGCAACGGTTCTTTTAAAAACGGAGTATCGAATCTCACACGTTGCCATTTGTTTTGATTATCATGATTATATTTCTGTCTCCACTCTAAAATTTTAGTTAATAAAGTTGAAAAATTTGGAACCGTTAATATATTAAAGGTAATCATGAATGTTATGGGCAAATTGGTTTTAGTTAGGTAGGTATTGAGATTTCTTTCCCATAGTTCAATGTCTAATCCTGTTCGAATATACTCTGCTTGGGGACCCCAAGTATCCATACTAGTGAAAATTTTAAAATCTTTAATTTTTTTATTTTCTATTAAATTATTGACCTTTTCAGTAAGTCTATCTAAAAGTATAGGCTTTACACCAAAATTGCTGTTAATATTAAGTTCAAGATCAGGCGACGGGTTGTTTTCCAGATCTTCTAACAGGCGCCAAGTACTTTGTTGCAGTAACGGTTCGCCTCCTGTTATTCTTAGAATTGTCAGAGTATTACGTACTTCGGGCCACCAACGCCACCAGGCATCTACATACGGATTATTTTCTTCTTCATAAATTTTAAACCAATCAATGTCGTTCCTATGATTTTTAACCATAGTATAAGGACCGTGATCTTTTATTTCTTTGTAATAACTGCTTGAATGTTTAGGGTGACAATACCCGCACTTGAAATTACATTCGTTACCAAAACTTATTTCTATATATTGAGGATTAATATTTTGATCCCAATCGCCGTTTTTAATCTGATCAAATCTTTCGAGATTGTAAATGCTGGCATTTCTTTCTTTTCGATCGCTGATATAATCTTCGCCTAGTGCTTCTATATTCCAACAATAGTTACAACCGCTGGGTTTTTCTCCGTTGAGCATTTCCAGCCTTTCCATTTTCTTTTGAGTAGTATTATGTAATGCACCGGGATTCATTATTAACTCTTCAAGAGGAATTGGGTGTGGTGGAGGGTGATAACAACTATGAGTTTCACCTGTCTGTAAATAAATCGTAGTATGATGCCATTTCGCTAAACAAAAAGTCGGCGAAACTTCATTCATAATAGGAATAAATTTTTGTATTCTAGCTTTATCCTGCATTAAATTTTTCTCTTAACCAGTCAAAATCGTTTATCTTCTTAAGTGTTTCGAAGTTACCTTTATTCTGCTCTCCGTATGCACGACCTGCTAATGCTCCTGCAATGGCATAATATCCGTAATCCCCATCGGCAACTTCACACCATGTATCTAATCGTTTAATTGTTTCGTCATTGTCTTGTCTTTCTATTACCTTACTGGCTAACTTAGCGCATTCTCTAAATGCCGATTTCCATGTGTTAAAAGGATCAGTATTAAAGACAGTGATATTAGATACAACATTCATCGATTTGAATTTTTTAGATATAGATGTAGTCATGTCGGCAGTATTTAAGTCCATATTCAATGTTAATAATCTTGGAAGCAATTTTACTCCGCCATATCCGTATTCTAAACCGTTAATAGGGTTCCGACTACTCCATACGTGAACGCAATCTACATCATAACTGTAACTAAAATATACTAGATCAAAATTGAAATCATTGGATATGATAGCATCACCATCCACTATCCATAACATGTCTGTTTCTGACAATTCCGCTGCCTTAATATGAGCCCGATGTATTCCTTTTACACCATGTACTCTCTTAGCCCTGGGACATTTATCTAGTAATTTTTGATAGTTTTCATCTGCATTCGGTTCATTATAACTTATAAAAACTACATCATATAATTTATGCTTGGAGATAACTTTATCATTTTCTTTTTTATTGGTTAAGAATCTATGAGAAAATTCTCGTTTTCCTATAGGACTCTGTTTAGAAAATAATACTGGACTATTCATTGATATTATCTTATCATTGAAACTATGTTTAAATGTGTTATTTTCGCTGGTGTCGTATTGTTCTTTCCAGTCTCTGGGATCAAAATATAAACCAAAAATAGATTGATCTATAATTTCAACTTCTGGCCATATACCCCAGAACATTTTTTGACTTTCATTGTTTAAAATTTCTAAGTACTGCTCATAACTATGCATAACATATCTAGGATATCTATAACGACTAACAACCTTGTTATGTTCTTTTTTCTCGATTAGATATCTGCGAGAAAATTCTTTTTTCGATATAGTTTTCTCTTTAGAAAATAAAACAAGTCCGTTAAGATAAGACTCTTCATTATTACATAAATTTTTAAACATATGATTTTGATGTCTGTCAGCATCATATTCTTTATTGTTAGGATCAAAGTAAAAATCAAGTATTGTTGTGTCAATTATTTCAATCTCTGGCCATATACCCCAAAACATACTTTGGCTTTCGTTGTTTAAAATTTCTAAGTATTGTTCATAACTATGTATAACATGCCTAGGGTATCTAAATTTGCTGGCAGTTACATCGTATTCTTTTTTATCAACAAGATATTGTTTTTCAAACTCTCGAGATGAAATTCGCTTATACCTGCTACAAAGCACGATGCCACTCATATACGAATCAACTTCGTTACATGTGTTTTTAAAAATATGATTTTCTCTGCGATCATATGTGTTATGATGGCTGAAATATAAATCAAAAATAGATTCGTCTGTAACTTCAACCTCTGGCCATATACACCAGAACATTTCATCTTCTATAGACTTATACTCATCATATGATTGCGGAGTATAGATATTATATTTCTTTGGAGTACTAGCGTTAATCTCTATTTCTTTTTTTGCTGTAAAAAATCTATGATGAAATTCTTTTTGAGAAACATTTAATGATTTAGGAAATAAACAAACTCCGTCATGATGTTCTCCGTTTTTAAAAACGTGAACATACATATCGTCCCATTTTGTTGCTCTATAATTATTTAAATTAAATGTTTTTAGTAAATTAAGATCATCCCAAACTACCCAAAACATTTTTGTAAATGCTTTTGACTTAATTTGTTCGTAGGATGTTACATTTGTTAAACGTTGTGCAATAGGATATTCTGACTTAAATGTTGCCCAGTCATCATCATTGCCTTTTGTTTTTGAAACGTAAAAAATATCATACATCTGCAGGCACCGGCATCCGGAAATAAGTATCGTTTAGATTCATAGTTTCATTATATAAATCCAAAGTATATTTGCTCTGTTGGGCATCTAGCCAAGGCCAATCTAATCCTAGATTGTATTTTATTTTTTCTCCGAGATTTTTTATTTCGTCAACTAGGCCGTCTTCGTTAACTTCTTCATAAGGTTTTCCGTACTGCTGCCATATACCTCTAAGTATTTCAAAATCTCTTACATCTACATAATTCCATTCGGTGCAGTTAGCCATCCATGTGCCTAATCTTGCACCATATACTGCATAGATTCCATTTTCTTCATGGCTACCAACTGTAGACCACATGCGCAGTCTATGGATATTATGCCACCATATTCTCTGTTGTATTTCTTGTGCAGGAACTTTAACACCATCAAGTAAGGTCATTTTAACACCTTCTCGAAATCCTGCTCTCCAAGCCTGAAATGGAGAACCTGTAATGATACTGTCGCTGAAACTTAAAGGAAAGTTACGATATCCATCTTCCCAACAAAAATCTACTTGTCCGCGATCACTATCTGAGTTTTCGTGCGTTTTCATGTTAAGCACAAAATCTTTCTTCCAAATTTTTAATCCGCCGTTTCCGTAACGCAATCCGTTGATCACATTACGACCGCACCATCCATAGACCTGTATCTTAGGATCACTCATATCTAGATCAATATTAAAAAATTTAGGATCTACAATATTATCAGCATCCACAGTGATAAACCAATCAGTATCTGATAAATTTGCTGCGGCTTTGTGAGCATGGTCGGAACCTTTAACACCGTGTACACGTTTAGCCCAAGGTACCTTACTGCATAAATCAGCATAATGCAGATCTGCATTAGGCTCGTCATAACTTAAAAAGATTACATCAAATTCAATTGTTTTCATTTATAAGAATATATTTTTTAAAAATGCGACGTGTATACACACTAAATTTTTGAGGCAATTTAATTTGAAAACTTTTTTCCTCGTCAATTAACTGATTTAATTGTATTGAAAATTTTTCAAAAAGTATATTAGGATCGTTGTATTCAGTGATGTAAAAATCCATTATAGTATCACCGTTATAATGAATCCTTTTTTTTGATTTTACTTTGTCTGACAAAGAAAAAATTAAATTATTATCTTTGACACTGATTGTTAGGTCGGGATCTTTTGAATCGGCCCAGCGACTGTCTATTATTCTGTGTAGAACATCGTCAATTTTAATCAACGATTTAATTTCTATTATTTCAAGAGTATCTGATTCAAAATCAATATAACAATTAGCCAATGATATTTTTCCAGAACCTATGGCTTCTCCTGTTTCTTGATCTACTTTAATTTTATGTTCGAAGGAATCTGCAGATTGGTTAGGATATATTCCTTTTACTTTACCCGTTTCAGGATCATAAACTGCCCAGTACTCAATTTCTATATTATGAGTTTGATACCATTGATCGAAGTCAATTACTTCTTCCATGCTGTTTCCTCAAGTATACTGATTATTTCATCCAGGATAATATCTTTATTAACATAATGTATAAGATCTTTCTGTTGAAAATTTCCTATTTTTAATCCAGTTTTGTTAAAATAAAATCCCACATGATTGGTCCATTCGTCAGCGGGCCAAGGCCAGTTTTGTACTTGACCTTTCATGTGTACTACGTTAGGAAATTCTAATTTAGGAAATTCTAGTTCTAACAATTTTGCAGACAAAGCAAACGCTTCATCTGTTCCAATTATTTTAGGTTTGAATTCGTTGAGAAAGACATTAGAAAATTCTGTAGGATTATTATAAATTTCTCTTTGCAAGGTAAAAAATTCTTTTACTTGATCTGAATCTCGTTTGAAGAATGTATAATAACTATATAGGTTTGGCAAGTTATTAGCCGTAAATGTCTTTCTATAATAATCGGAAGTTACAGGCTCGCCTCTATAGGTAAACGCTCTGTCTGTGATAAACAAATCTGTATTTTCAATAAAGTATTGTGCCCAATGACTGCAATCATTTAAAAATAACATGTCAACATCTAAACAGACTGTGTAATCAAAAGGACTCAATTGGTCCATATAACTTCTGCCAGACCAACCAGTGTGTCCCGGATGTTCTATTATTTGATCAAACACCCACGAAGATGTAAAATTTTTTGCTGACAACAAATCGTCTGTAACTAAGCAGACTTGGTCATACCCTTCTTTCTGTGTGTTTTTTATACTCAACGCTAACGCATAGGCTAGTTTGTTATAGTTAACAGATTCGTTTTTTGAGGTGATTAGTAAATATCCAAATTTCATATTAATTTAAGCAAAACTTCACTGTTCCTTATCAAACTCTGTTTGTTCATAACATGAACATCTTGATTCTTGATAGAGATTGCAACGTAATCGTCATTACCTTGATTAATTAAAAAAATTAATTTTCCGTTGGCATCTATATCCACTAATAGATCTTTATCTGTAGTTGTGGGTATTGACGGTAAACTTTGTTCTTGAGATTTGTTATATCCGTCTAGTATATGTTTAGCAACGCTAAATGAAATATCGTTCCTATAAGGTCTAGGATAAAATCTAAAAAGATCACAATAATAAGAATAATTTTCTTTTATGTAGTCTACCAAATTAAAAAATATTTTTGTATTTTCATTTTTTGTAAAAACTACATTAGTTGCCCAATATAAATTAGGGCCAGTGTCTGAAACATACTTGTCTAAAGTGCCTACTCGATTTCCGCCTAGATCGATCATAGATTCTCCAATCATTAGATCAATATCAGAATCAATATGAGATTTTAATCTGTCTGAAAAAATTAAAAAATCACTGTCAATTAATAATGTTCTATCGTAAGGAGTTAAATCCCAAACTGAAAATCTATTGTTGTTAATAAAAGGAACATTGTCTATAAGATTACCATCACTTAATGTTCTATAATTTTCTGAGTAAGGACGTTCGGTTATAATAATTTGATCAAAAACAGATTCGGCATCTTTTATAGCACTGCTAGTACTCATCCAATCCATAGTAGATTGATCAGTTATCAAAGAGACTGGCATCTGAAGATGCTTTTTCGCTAGGCCGCCAGCGATTATAGACATAAGACTATAATCAACCTTTCGGCTGTTATGAGCGAAAATAACTATTCCTTTTTTCATAGTTCTATAAGTTTATCTACTGATCTAGATTTTTTTATTTTTTCGTACTGCCTAAAATATTCATAAACCGCAGTCATATACCTATCTAATATTTCGTCTTTGAAGGTATTCAAATCAGAAATTAAAATAGGTGTGTCATTTGAATCTAGGAGAGGAACATTTTCAGTTCTCTGTTGGTCGATTAACATTTGAACAAATACTATCAAAGATCTATCAATTTTAAAGATGCCTCCATTATAACCGTAGGTTAGATTAGCATCAATTTTTTCTTTGAGATTTTTACGTTCTAATGTTAGTGTTTGCCTAAATTTTGAAAAATCTAGGGCTTTAGCCAGACGTTCGTCCATGTGAACTCCTATAAAATACGCACATTATTTATATGTGGTTTTATAGGAGGAAAAATTAACTACCGGAAATAGCGCCTACTGTAGATGCACCGCCACCGACTAATATCGGGCCAGTAATAGCAAAACTGTTAGGAATCAATGAAGGAGCCAACTCGCCTCTAGCCCGTACTTGATCTACACTTAATGATAGTGTTCCTGTTACTTCGTCAAAAGGAAGAACGGTAGTTGGTGTATGTGGAGATGTTGCAGGATCAACATAATTATCCTGCCATCTTACTGTTAGTATAACGGATGTTGCGGTACTGGTAGTTCCACTTGCCAATCTAGCCTGCAACACCCATGTGTTTGCAGTATAGGGACTACTGGCTTGGAATGACCAAACCTGTTGATCAGATGTGGTCAATTGCCAAAAACCAATATTATTGTATGTGGCATTACCGCCAGAGGCAGGATATAAAGTAGAATTACCGGCAAAGAACGGCTGCCCTGCACCACTTAATAAACTAGACCATCTTTGATCTTGAAGAGTTCCTGACCCGCCTGATCTAGTGCTGGCAAATCGTATTTTACCGCCACTGTTAAAGAAATATCTACAGGCATTATTGTCTGCAAAATTGATTGTGACTGTGGAAGTAACTAAAGAAGTCCAATTAGAGAATCTTGATTGTGATCCAATAGCCTCTGTAACAAACTGCCCTGTGCCTAAATTGAATTTATTTGTTATGGCTTGATCTGCTAATGTGTTATATTGAAAATTAGGATGGGATGTTCCGTATCTTATAACATCGCCTTCATTAATTGTAGTAATACTAGGTGCTGAACCGGTTTGGTGTACTATGGCATTATAGATATCAAATCTTAAATTGTCCCATTGTGCTTTAGTTACTGTGGCTCCTGATGATAATGCTGTAGGAGCATTCAAAGTTTGACCATATCCACTGTTAGTAGAACCTGGTCCCATGATACCAGAAATTTTAGTTCTAATATTGTTATAGTCTGTTACACTAATTAAATCACCGATTGGCATTTTCTATTCCTTATAATACTAACACTTCTATAGTTTTGACGCCAACATCTTGATCACTTTGTAAAGCGATACCAAAAACATCTGGATGTTGATGGAAACTGGCAGCGATAGCACAACCATTTTCTGTAGCCACTAATCGATCGCCTTTGCGTACCGATCCTACTACCTTGCACGGTACACGACCTTTTAGGGCAATATATGTACCACCTTCTAACTCTTTGTTCATCATAAATGCTGGATTTGTACTTACTACTCCGATAGCACGATCTCCAAAAACAGTGGCTCTAACTTCTGCTTCGCCGCCCACTGTCACTACTGTACCTGGTTCATACTCACGATCTGTAAGGTACTTCTCTGCTAGGTCAGCATATTTCGCTGCTGTAGCAGTACCGTCAAACAAAACTGCAAACAAATTACCTAAACTATCTCTGGCTGCAATAGTATTACCAGAAGCAAGAGTTTTAGCAGACCTATAACTAGGATCTGTATCTGTAGCACTGTCATCAATTTTTAATCTATCTGACTTATCTGCGATTCCAATAAATCTGTTTGCTGTAAGATTGGCAGATGCGTCTCTGATAGCCACTGATACTGCCACTGCACCAAATTCACTATTTAGACTGTTTAAGGTTAAAGCATTACTAGCCGTTCCAGTAACTGATCCAATAACGTTTCCTGTGACTGTGCCATTTAAATTTCCAATCACATTACCGGTTAAATTGCCTACCATTGGACCTGTATGTGTACCAGACGTGTTACCAGTTACTGATCCACTTAGATTTCCTGTAAATGTCGTAGCGTAAACATTAGCCCAATTTTCTGTAGAAGAACCTAAATTGTAAAAATTATTGGCTCCTGGCAAAAAGCCTGTAGAAGTAATATAAAAATTACGCACATCGCTGGCTGAAACTCTTACACGAAGAGTTAGTGGGCTGGCTAATCTAGATTCAATAATTGGTTCATCACCATTCTCTATTTTAAGAACTAGATCTTTACTGTATGAAGGATAATTACCGCCAATGGTTAAACCAGGATCTGAATAATTCACCTCTGTATCGAATCGAACTTCTCCAGTTCTTACATATTCGCTGGCCAAAAAGCCACCCAATCTAGCAGCATTTGATGCTGTTCCCCAATAGAAGTGGTCTGTACTGGTAACTCCAGTAGATCCGTTAGTATTAACAAGATTCAAACCTTTCTTTATTGTGGTGAATCCAGTAATGGGGTTCAACCCACTGTCTAGAGTAAACGCATCTTTACTAACAATAGCAATGGTATCACCGCCGGAAATAATTTTTCCTATGCTGTGATTAGTACCTAGAGTATCTTTTACTACCTGTGCTGTCAATGAGGCAGCACCTAATTCTGGGGTAGTTTCTGGTCCTATCAAAACAAACGTAGAACCGTTATAAGCATACAACTGTTCTGCGCTGGTATCGAACCAAAAATCTCCTGCTTGAAGCCCGGATGGGGCTGTCGTTCCTATTTCTGCACCGCTGGCAGTCCTAAAACGACTACCATCATAAAATCTTAACTTTTTATTACCACTATCATACCATATCTGCCCGGTTACTACCTTAGGAGGAGCACTGGTATTTGAGAAATTTTCTAATAGATGTAAAAAATTCTCGTTCTGTACTTCACCGTATCCTGCGTAGTTTTTACCTACAAAACGTATGTCGGTAGTGGTATCAATGGTGCCGTCTTCTACAGAGACTAATCTCGTCCCATTAAACTTGTCTACTTGATATGCCATTGATTAACTCCGTATATACACTTATTTATCGTACCCTGTTATTAAACTCTGCCCACTACAATTTCAATAATTCCGTCTGTACCTTCAAAATCTTCCAGTGCTTTACCGATAATAGTGCCTATTTTAGGATCTATAGTAGGTCTAGCATAGCCGTTTCCGCCACTGACTAGCATGTCTCCTTTACGGATTTTGCCTCTAACTTTACAAGGAACTCTTCCCTGTAGTGCTAGGGCAACTACATGATCGCCTTGTAATTCGCTGTTCATTAAATATGCTGGATTACTAGACACAACTCCTGCCACTTTACGAGTTTCATCTTCTGCTACAGTAACTTCTTGACTGCCACCAAATTCTAAAACTGTACCTGGTTCATAATCTACATCTGCTAGATAGTTTTCTGCTAGGTCGGCATAACGTGCAGCAGTAGCAGTACCTTGAAATAGATTAGCATGAACAGTATTCCAACGTTTGGTAACAATACCTAAATGAGTTACATTGTCATTTTCTGGTACAAATGCAGGTGCGTTAGCGCCTCCTAGAGATAGCGACAGTGTACTGTTAATTAATTTGAAATCTACATCGCCTATAGTATTATCGATAATATTAAAAGTAATGCCTTGTGATGAAGTATCTCTAATAGTAGGAATAGACACATCAATAAAAATATCTAACTGACCGGAATTACCTATAGATATTCCAGTGTCCGCTACATTCAATTGATTCAGTGTACCTAATTGAACAATGTTAGCCGCTAACTGTGTACCTGTCAATGTATCTGCAGCGGCAGTAACAGTGATATCAGCACTGCCATCGAACGCTACTCCGTTTATAGTTCTAGGAGTTTTCAATCTAGTTGCAGTAAACGCATTGCCAGATAGTTGCGCTCCTACAAACTCGTTGGCTTGTACCACATTAAAAGAACTTGTGCCTTCTGTAGCAGTTACATTACCTGTGACATTACCTACTAAATTTGCTGTAATTGTTCCGGCAGCAAAGTCGCCGGCGCTGTCTCTGGCTACAACTTTACCTATTAAATTAGATGAACTAGCATCAACAGCCCAAGTCACGGTATTTAAACCGTTAAAATTATTCCCTGTTAGATAACTACCCCTATTCAGTGTACCTGTAGTTGATGAAGTTATTGTTATATCATTCTGTCCATCAAAGGCAATGCCGTTGATAAATCTTGGAGTTTCTAGTCTACTAGCAGATGCTGCATTTCCGTCTAATGCACCTATAAAATTATTACCAAAAGAAGGAAACATATTTAGGTTAACACCAGAACTAACTGTTCTTAACACGCTATCGGTATAACCTAAATTGTATTTGTTAGTGATATGAGTTTGTTCGTTGGCCCTGATAAGGTATGCCGAACTGGCTGTCATAGATATAACTTTATCATCTACAACATTTAATATAATTGGTCTTTGAGCACCAGTTGAATCTAATAGAAAAGTAGAAATAGATCTAGTTTCTCCGAATCCTTCAAGTCCTTCGGGTCCAACAAGATTCCATGCATTTTCATTATAGACAAATAATTGTTTTGTTGAACCTTTAAACCACAATGTTCCAGCGATGCCTTCGGGACTGGTATTTTGAATCACTGTTGACCCAACAGGTACCCACTTGTCTCCTTCATAGACATTAAGAGTTTTATTAAAAGTATTAAACCATGTCTGTCCACTTATTGGACGAGAAGGAGGATTAGCATTGGCCCAATTTTCTAAAAGGCCTAAGAAATTTTCATTCTGGATTTCGCCGTAACCTGTATAGTTACGTCCTACCAAACCTACACTAGTTGACGTATCTACAGTTCCGTCTTCTAAGACTATTAACTGTAATCCGTTAGTTTTATTAATTACATAGGCCATTTATCGCTCCAATTCTTTATCATGATACGAACGACCAAGCACTGCTTATGATCTGGAATGTTTTTACAGTTCTAGACACAAGGATACCCGGTGCTGCTACAGTGGCTAATCCAAAAGCAATACTGCTAACACCGAATGCAGTACCAGTTGGTGTGTTAAATTCAGTAGTACCTGTAGACAATAACGGATTGATGTCTAAAGATGTAGTACCGTTTACTAATTGAGAACATAGTACACGGGCAATAGTTCCATTCGCATATTCAGCAGCAGGGGCTACCTGCTCAACTAATCCGGCGATAGCAGAGTTAGATATACCGTCGGAAATATCCATACTTAACACGATACTTCTGCTTCGCACTGTAGTGTCTACATAATTTTTTGTGGCGGCGTCTTGAGCAGAAGTTGGATTAGCAACGTTGGTAATTTTCTTACTGCTTAAATTAAGGGTACCTGTGCCGTTAATATCTAACGTCAAATCTGTATTAGGAGCAGTCACTTCAATAGTACTGTTATCCATAAACAGATCATCTACTGTAAATTGAGTTTGCGCACCGAAACTAGTTACGCCAGGAATACTTGTAATACCAGGACCAAGCGATGTACTAGATAAAACTGTAACACCATTGATCTTAAATTCTTTGCCGGATGCTAAATTGATATGTTCCGAACTGTTCCAAGCACCGCTGGCTAACTGAGGCCATGCATCGTTATACCCATCGGCAATCGCTTCCGAAGAGTTAGAAGTTGCTACTTGACCAACATCGTGCCATAAGAACACATGACTAGTGGCGCCTTGTAATATCACTCCGCCACCAGCAGCATTTCCGTCTGTAGGTAAAGTGTTGGTTTGCTTGGCTAATACTATATTTTTATCTTCAACAGTCAATGTGCTGGTATTGATAGTTACAAAATCACCATTAACTGTAAGATCTCCCTGTACAATTAGATCCCCGCCAACATCTACTTCACTATCAGGTATACCTTCATAAAGATTTATTTTTCTCGATAAAGATCTAATCTTAATTGCTTGTTCAGCAATAACATCTCGTCTTACTGTTAATGTAATGTCTTTGTTAGACGCAATATTAGCGATTGTAAGATTACCGTCAGAAATGTTAAATTGACCTTGACTTGCATCACCGATAATCAATCCTAAATTTGAAGTAAGAATTAATCCGCCGTTGATAATATTGTTGGTATCATTTCTTACATAAGAACTTGCAGGTTGATTACCTAAACTGTCAGCATTAGTGGCTGTAACATAAAATTTCATTCCGGACAATGTGCCGGAATTAAATCCTGGATTAATCTCTCCTGTGAATCCTTGTATAGGCAACTTAGGAGTAAAAGAATCTTTGGAAAATATTCCTAACAAAATACCGTTATTATACAAATAAGTAATAACTCGATTTTGATTGAGCGAGTCTAAAATATTGGCTACTTTTAATCCGCTTAGGCCTTGACTCTGAGAATAATCAGGACCTAAAAGTATAGTGTTAGACCCATCATAAAAATATAACTGTTTATCAACATCATTGAACCATAAATCACCAACACCTAAACTTGTAGGTTGTGTGTTTGAAATAGTTGCAGAACTTACAGGAACAAAAGCATTGCCGTTATAAACTTTTAATTTAAGTTCATTAACATCGAACCAAATTTGGCCTCTAATAGGATTATCTGGTGCTGCTGTGCTAGAAAAATTTTCCAGTAATTTGATAAAATTTTCGTTGATAGATTCGCCGAAACCGCTATAGTTTTTACCTATCAAAGTGAGATCACTACTGATAGTATCTATCTGTCCGTCGGCCACTGTTGCTAAAATTGTTCCGTCTGTTTTATTAATCGTATATGCCATGTCTTATACCTTAGAAGTTCGGTGGGCCCGAGCGAATAATATAGTTTAATGTTAAGTACGGGTTCATCACTGAAAAGGCCTGTCCCAGTGCTCCTGCAGTCTTAACTCCGCCCGATGTAGGAACATATTGTGTTTGACCAAGTGATGTAGGTCCTTTATCAGAAAAAGATCCTGTATCTAAAGGAATGGCTGTGTCCAGTCTAGAAGCATAATATTGCTGGCCTGTAGAACCTTTCATGTTGTGTTCATGATCAGGAAGATTAGACACTGTTAAATTATTAGTAGATTGACCGCCACCGTCGCCTAGGTTATCAGGCGCAGTACCAGAAACTCTGTCAATATTTCCGCCACCTGCATCAATATATCCACCTGTGGTATTTGGCACTGTTATTCCGTTATCCATATTATCTTTACCTAGGGGGAATCTGCCTCGCAGATCAGGTAAACGATATGTACCTACACCCACTAAGGGTAATGCTCCGTTGTAGGTATTACCTATAACGTCAAACAATAAACTATATTTGGTTTTTTCAACTTCGCTACCATCACAAAGCAAATAACCATACGGAGCAAAAGCGCCTGCAAAAGGTATAATACCTCCGACTGGTACTCCTAAATCTCCAATGAATACATCTCTGGTTTCTTTTAATAGACCAGTACCGCCTCTGAATACTAAAACATAGTCATCGGGCTTGCTGGTATTAGGAACTGGTTCATTTTTACTACTAATCAATGTTGCAGTCAGTGTGGTGTTGAAAGTTTTAGTTAGACCGCCAACCTGTCCGTCAAACGATACGTTAGGAGATGTAATATCTCCTTCAATTCTAAATGTAGTAGGAAATTTTAAATTGGTTGCTGTAGTTGCATTACCTACAATGTTACCTACTAAAACACCTTCAATATTTTCTGCTACAAGTGTTTTAGTTCTAACTGTTTTCCATCTCTTTGTAACACTACCGGAGTCATAGGTATCTGTAGTCTGCGGCTGAGTGTTTTCAAAATTGGCTGTGCCATTTACTATTATACCTTCGCCGACTAATAGATTTTTAGAAATTGCTGCACCGCCTGCAGTTCTAAACGTACCATTATTAAAATTAGTACTAGATGCTGTACCGGTTAATATTAAACTTCCGTTAGTTCTAATATTTCCGTCAACATCTAAAGACTCTTCCGGGGCAGCAACGTTTATACCTATCTTGTTATCAAAAACTCTTAATACAGTAGTTGGTGCCCCTTCTCTGTTAATTTGTAAATCTATACTAGATCCTACAGAACTATTGTAAATTTTTGCAGAGGTTTCAGAAGTGCTGATACTGAAATTACTATTGACTCCAATCAAAACACCACTGTTATTTCTAATGTTTATAGGAAAATCTGAAGTGTTTGTTATATCTGTTCTCATAAATCGAGAAGCAGGAATTTCAACATCATTAATAATTAAGGATTCTGCAGATGTAGCAGTACCCCATATTTTAGTTTCGGCAGCAATTTCACTTACATCATTTGAAGTAATATTGAATCCCGAGTTAATAATTGTAAAACCAGAAATAGAAATTTTAGGAGTAAATTTATCTCTACTAATAATAACCACTGGCACATCTTCAATGTATAAGGTTAATACAACCCTAGTGATGTTGTCGGAGTCTATAATAGATTCAACTAGTGGACCGCTACGTAAACCTGTAGAAAATGTAGGACCTACTAAAATCCATCGTGTACCAGAATAAACATATACCTGTTGATTAACTGTATCAACCCACAACTCACCTACTTTACTTTCTTCAGTTGGAGGTTCAACACTGCTAGTCTGGATACTAGACGCACTTTTCCATAAAGTGCTATCCCATATTTTTAATCTAGCAGTCCCTGTGTCATACCATAATTGGCCTTCGATTGGGTTTACTGGTGCAGTATCTTTGGCAAAATTTTCTAGTATGGCCAAAAAGTTTTCAGCAATAATCTGTCCGTATCCTGTAACGTTTCTTCCAGGAAATGTTAAACTAGTATCGTTGCTAGATGTATTATCATAAACTGTTATTGGCAGTTTATTGTCTTTATCTGTAAAATTTACAATATATGGCATCTATTACACCTCAACGAAACTGGTTAGACTCTGTATTCTAATCGTGTAATCGATTTGTAAAAGTCTGTTCAATGATTTTTGCACAGGATGAAATATAACATGTGTTAGAAGTTTTCCTGTTCCGTCTGGGTTATAACTGCGCAAACCTAATTCATCAAATACAAAATTTCCGCTCATGTCTACAGAATTATCAAAAGCCTGCTGACCATCTGGTTCAGAGTAATCAAGGATACAACTTACAATAATGTCGCTGTAAGTAGCACCGCTAATATGACGTATTTCCATCTTGTTTCTCACAGGATCTGTGTTATTAGCAGAATTTTGATCAACTACTTTATTGTATGTTTGATTATACAAACTAGTATTGATACCTACAGTATTAGTTGTTAGATATGTGATCAACCCTGTGGGATCTACTGTGGTTCCACCATTACCAAAAACCATTTCATATATGGTTCCCTGTCCTTGATTGCTCAAAGCATTGACCATGGCCACACTCATATTTTCGTAGTGGATGGCATTTCTTTTATCTATTAGGACTTCTCCGTTTTCCGGATCAAATATTTTGATGTGTCCTTCGAAATGAAAACCCCCAGATTCGTTGGGTTTTTCATATTTTTGTTGATTTTCGGGCTGATTTTCTATCATATTTGGCTCTGATGATTTGTTCATAGTAGTATTTATTCGGGCAATTCAGTGCTACCCGCATCGATGAATTTTGCGATTGGAGTATCATTGTATAGCAGAGATATTCCTGTACTTGCAGTAGTTTCGCCTTTGTCATACCAAATTCTACCTGTTTTACGAACCACTGTTATCTTGGTTCCTGCAGGCACTGTTTCGGTTAATCTCACAAATGCTGTAGATCCATCTACACTAAACTCTGCTTCGATATGCTCATCGCCTGCAGGACTACTTGCAGACAATTCTGAATTGTATAAATCTATAGGATTTTTTCTCAATCGTTTTCCACCCACAAATACTTCGATAGTATCGCATGGTCCATAAGTTTGAGGGATAGTATCTCTATACCAAGAATTACGTTGAGATTTAGCAGGTATGAAATCCAACGGTCCTATAGTTTGTGCTGCGCCCACTGTTGAATCGTCGGGGGTTCCGTCACTTAAGAAATCATTGGTAGATTCTGTATCTGTATAAGAAATAGTTTCTCCACTACCCGAATCAATTACATAACTTCCAATAGCATGCGATTCTTTAATAGCAGTGCCTAGACTTCCCCTACGCAATTGAGAAAGTACATTGCCGCTCTTGGCAAAGTATTCAATACGCTCGTTATTAATAGTAATGATACCTGGAATATTTCTACTTAGGATCGGTTCAGATAATTGAGTTGCATCTGATACTTCTACAGTAGTATCGTAATAATTTAAAACCTTAGTCAACTTAACTGAATTTTTCTTTTGATATCTCTTATAGATATTGTTATTCAACATATCTTTATAGATTTCAAATGCTCTAGGTGGCTCATAAGTTTTTGTGCCAAACTGTATAATTTTAATTAAATCAGTTCTAATTGTAGGATCCACTAGATAAACCACTCCCCTCGGCAATGACAGGTAATAATCTCTATCTTTGGTTAATCTTTCTCCATTTTTATAAACCCATATGAAATTTACATCGATTGGATTTCTTGGCAATTGGTAATTTACTTTTCCGCCACTGAATTCATCGCTAATAAGATCAAGTGTAGGATATTCGCTAAACCATGTAATTGTTATTGGATCATTAACTGTCAATGGTACTGAAGGAGCAATTACAATATTGTTATTTTCTAATCTATACTGAACTGCAAGATCATTAACAATCAATACCACATCACCTATCTCTAGAGAATCCTCATTTATAGTAAGCGTATTTGTGTTACCGTCAAATATATAGTCAACAACAAATCTCTTCAACTGACCGTTAATATAGACTTTAATAAATCCGGAAGTGATAGATCCCAATGACTCTTCTGGATCGGTGCCTAGAGTCAATGAATTGTTTGTACCATCATAGATCAAATAATTGCTGTCTACGTTACGCAGATATTCGCCATCAACTTCTACAATGATTGCAGATTGAGCACTGTTTCTTCCTAGATCAACAAATTTATCGAGATCAAAGTTTCTGTTCACTCCATCATAAAAAACTGTCTGTTGATTAACTCTAATAAACGGCACACCTGTTGAATCCGTTTGTGCGGAACTGCCAAAGCAAATTATCTTAACAACTTGTCTAAACTCAGGAGGTATACCAAACTGAATCATAGTTCTATCTTTGGTATCTATGAAATCTCCGCTATTGACAAATCCTGTATCAATGGCTTGTCCGTCAACAGTGACTAGTACTCTAGTGGTTTGATCGTAAACTGCTTTAGTTAAAAATAAATCAGTTTCTCCGTCTGCAACAAATTCTTGATAGTCTATTAAAGAAATACCGCCAATGCCTACAGAAATAATTTCTATTACTGAACCTAGTATTGGAGCAACAGCAAATTCTATTTGGTTATTGACAAAATCTATGGTATAATTTATGCTGCTATCTTCTGCATAATCTTGTTTAATCTTGTTAACATAAACCATTACACCTGTGCTTTCAAAGATATTCAAACCAATGTTAAATTTCTTAGTAGTACCGTCTGCAATAATCACTTTATTTTGTAAGTGTGCTGCACCAGGATCCTCTGTAGTAAACACTTTAAAACTAAGGCTGTCTAAAACTTGTCCTGGTACGTTTTCTTCTGGTGCTGGAACTTGGTCAGGGCTGATAAATTTATCGCCATCAATGGATATTTCTTCTGCCATAGTTCCTGTAGCATTTACGTAGGCTCCGCCAATATTAGATAACGAACCTCCAGTGATTCTTGTGTCTAATAAATTAGCATCAACTATGGTTACAGATCCGTCACTTTCCAGTGTTCTAAAGATTAATGTATCTCCGGCTTGTGTGCTTACATAGGATCCTATTTCTACAACGTTTGTAGATCCGTCTCCTATAAAAGTAGGCATCTGAGCACTAGGATTAATCGACACTGAACTATCCCAAGATGGTGTCCAGGCCGGATCGTCTATCCTTGTTGATTTAGTTTCGGTTTCTCGTTTTAAGTAGATCGAAATAGCCTGATTCGATGCAGGTGTAAACGGCAATACCACAAATGTTGTGCTGCCATCTGCTGCGTAATAAAAATCAGAACTTGATTCCACACTATCCCAGTTATCCACGAACCAAGGAAGAGCATCCCAACCGCCAGTAACATCAAACGTAGTGCCTTGGATTCTTACACCGCCAAAGTCAATACCAGTCATTAATTGGTTAGTTTCTTTTCCTAACATTCCTGAAGTAGGTGCGTAGTATCGATTAATTCTATCTACACTGTCTAAAAGACTAGAATTAAATTCGTACTCTACTGTTATCTGATCTCCTGCTTTAGGTGGAGTTAAAAATCTAATCTTGCCACGTAGCAAGTCAAATTCGTCTACAGACGATTTGTAGAGATCAACAGCATATTGGCTCGACAGTACTATTTGATTATTCAGTGTTACAGTAATAAATCTTTTCTCTGTCTTAGGTGCAAATGCTAATTCGAATACAGCACTAGATCCTGTCGCTGTAAATTGCTGGACTTTAGAATAAGAAGTAAATGTTCCTGTTTTGCTGATTCTGTCAAATTTTAGATTTAGATCAAAAGTTCTAACTAGAGATTTTCCTAGAATAGCAACTGCCCTAGCATTGTCAGGGGAACTACCGTTACCGCCAACTAGTAAAACTGTAGGAGTCTTAGTATAGCCACTACCTTCATTTATAATTCTTACTGCTCTAACTTGTCCATTAGAAACATAAGCAATACCAGTAGCACCTTGACCGTCACCTTCTATTAATACTGTTGGGGCTGAAACATAACCGCTGCCGCCGTTGGCCACTTCAACTGCAATTATGTTGTATCCCTTGTTATCGTCCCAGGATTTCCAAGGATATTCATTAAATCTATTGTAATCCTCGTTGACTGGTAAAATTTTACCATCAACTGTAGAATACGCAGCAGGTAAATCAAAATCTGTGGTTGCTAGACCACTATTTTGTTTTTCTGTATATCTACTTGTGTATTCTCTAATAGTAGTTTTATACGGCTTAATTTCTTCAATGTACTTTTTATAACTGTCAAGATTGTCATTTTTATATGTAGGTCTTTGATCGAGATCTCCTACATTGTGTATGGCATTCAAGAAACTGGTTTTAAATAACCAATCTGCACTATTTTGTTCTGCCAAAGCATATTTGACAGAATTGAAAAATAGTTTATTCCACTCAACTCTCAAATCATCTACAAAAATATCATTTTTAACAGCATCTAAGATGATTCTTAATTCTTTAATAGGCTGTATATCATACAAATTAGAATCGTAGGCGCCAGTTCCGTCATATCCTAATCTATTACTAATAGAATTATACAGCAACGGTATGATCTGTAACGTACCGTGTTTTCTACCAACTAGATTATAATTGCTTAATAGATTTCCAGCACCATCTTCAGTCTTTTGAATCACTGCCCATCCGCCGCCGGAATATTCTTTGATTCTTATCAATTGACCTACTTCTACTGATATAGTAGGTTCTTCATAGATATTGGTAATTTCTTTTGTGACCTTTACTTGGCTATCAAATCCTTCAGCCCACCAATCTACATATTCCCAATATCTTGTAACATCGTATCCTTGAGATTTACTTCTAAAAAATGTTCTTCTAACATCGTCCCAAGAATAAATGCTCCAAAAATTATTATAACTGCTGTCCGATTTAATCAGTACAGAGAATGCTCTAATTTTTACTAGTGCGGAAGTATACTTTTTACCTCTAGCAACAACTGTGATGGAATTTATCTTACCTTGGTTGTCTATGGTTACTTCGGCTTTTGCACCTGAACCTGTTCCTTCAATTTCTATGTAAGGAACATTTCTATAACCAAAACCGGGGTTAATAATATCTATAGTATCAACTTCTCCGTTGATAATATTGACACTAAATTCTGCCTTACGGATTCTTGTAGTTCCTACCTGTGACAAATCGATCAGTGTATCTATTGCCACATCATATTCATTTAATTCTTCATTAGGTAGACCGTCTACACTTCCTAGTCTTACAAAATCAACAAGATCAGTAAATGGTCTTGTAATTAATATATTGTTGATATATTCGATCGCTCCTTCAAGCGCAACTGCTTTATCAACAAACATACTTTGTCTTGGTCTAAATTTTAAACCGTATCGTTGTCTCTGAGGAATTGAAATATCAGGTACAGCGTTACCGGCTTGATCGTACCCAACAAGACTGTCTAACCATTTTCTTTCTAAAATATCTGCAGGTAAACTATCTGCAATGCCTTCTGTGAGCAATTGATATTCTTTGTGGCTTTGATTAATTCTTCCCTGAGATGTCAAATATTCTATATTCAATAACGCGGTATCAGAACTTATAATTGTTGGTAAATTGTAGGCTAATATTTTATCTGTATCTATAAGGGCTACAAATGGTAAGCCTGTTCCGATTGGGCTAGAAATATAGTTGGCTACTGCACTAATAGAAATTTTTCTATTTGCTGATTCAGGTAAAGTGTTTTTATTTTTTACCCAGAAATAATATTTTGTACCAACTTGCTCTCCTGAGTTTGGATTGAATAATATCTTTGTGTTGTAGACACTATCGTCAGGATGTTTAGGTTGGCCGGAAATTCCTTCGGCTAGACCTTCTACAGTATCGGCCAATAAAGACCACTCAGACGGCAATAGTAAAGATTCAATCCATTCATAGACATCTACAGTAGAGCCAGCAGCCTGTACGTTCCAATTACCTATTCTATAGGCAAGATCTCCTTGCTCATAATTTATAAATTTAGTTGTGCTAAGATCCCACCATACTCGACCTACATTTTTTTCATACCATGCCTGAGACTCGTCTATAACTTGATCTGTGGTAGCCAGTATATAAATTGCTGGATCGTAAGGAGTTTTCCAAGTTATTTCTTGATCTGCTACTCCTAGGATTTTCATTTTATAGCCATCAATAATATCTATGTCGGCTAACTTAATATCATTTATGTTGTTATACAATTCAACATTTTTGATTTTATTAATATCTACTAGTTGTGATTCTTCTGCAATCGTTTTAAGACTGTTAATATCAACAGGCTTCTTGAATAATCGTATATTACCTTTTGTGCTATCTTCAACTTTGTATCTAGGACTACCTACTACTATCACATTGCCAACACAGTCAAGAGATTCTCCAAAACTTTCATTTGGTATAAAATCAGTATCTAATTTTTCAACAAGGAAATAACCTTCAGACTTTCTTTCAAATACATAGGCTTGTCCAGGGAATCCTTGAGAATCTTTGAATACAGTTTTATTTTTATCAAATGTTGTTCCTTGATTGAATCTTGTGATTAAATCAAACGGAGAATTTTTAGCACCCACAACAATACGTTCAGTATTTGGGCTGATAGAAATTGCTGAACCAAAATATTCATTAGTCAAATATTCAAAACTAGTTAATTTCTGTACCAGTCTAAATTCTACATCATTCAAATCATTGGTTTTGAAAACATATACAGCACCCTGTGTCTGAGAGAACACATCAGCCTTAGGACTGCTAACTACTAGAGTTCTACCAGAAGAGTCTATGTCAAGAGCAAATCCAAACTCGTCGCCGCTCATTATATTAACATCTGCTGTCGAATCATTAACTTGATTAATATTTTGTTCAGTTATTGTTTGTACAAGATTATATCTGTTGTTCTCGTCTCTCTTATAGATATAAATTTTTCCAGACGTCTGATATGTGCTGTCGCCTACGTTGACCCAAGGATTTCCAGCATCTGGAGGATTATTTAGACTCTCGTCGTTGGCTGAGTCTATAACAGAAAATTTATGGTAGCCACCTTGATATTTTACAACATCATTGGGTTTATATTCGTTATAGGGCTTCCATACGCCTCTGTAGTTTGCGAAATACTGTCCGTCGGATGTTGGAGTACTTACCACAAGAATGCTGCCATCTCTACTCATAGTAGTAGAGTGACCAAATCTATCACCTTGCTTCACTAACTCGGCCTGTTGCGATGGCGTTAATAAACCTTCAATCAAAGTTGATCCGTCGTCGTCTACGGATATATTTGTTGGCAAACTAAACTGTGTCGACACAGAATCTAGACGTTTCCAATCGTTAGATTCTACAGATATAGTGCTGCCGTCACCGTAATTGTCGTATAGGGCTTCATAGAAATTATTTTCATACCATACAATACTGCTCACAGGATAGAACGTTCCAGGAGTAGGATCATATAATCCCATATAACTAGTATTTTCAAAATAACTCCAAGAAGTTCCGTTGTAGTAATAAAGATAAACTCGACCTTTACTATCTAAGGATCCTGGAGCAGAAACACTCATGTAATATTTGTTGCCAGACACACCAATGCTGACACTGCTACCAAATTGCTCAAAATCTTCTTGACGTGGACTTACTAAACTAATGCTTGGTTCCCACTGTTGATTATTATAGGTATAAAGAGTTACCATACCTTGTTCAAGGTATCCGTCATTCCTACCAATGGAATTGGCTTCTACAAGTGTGGCAGGTTCCCAATCATCTGAATTGAAATTTATTGAACTTCCGTCACCAACTCTTATATTGACCTTGGCTTTCCATAATCTGCCCTGCCAAAGAACAATTTCTCCGGCTAGATAACTTCTAATAGGCAGTAGTTCCTCTCGATAGGTGCTCTTAACACCGCTGGCTCGAGGCGAAGCCACAGCCAACCACTTATAATCAGGGCTGACTGCTAATACTTCTCCAAACACTCCATTCGTGGCTGATTCAAATCCATCAGGAGCAGGAATAATTTGTTTGAGACCGATGTTGGTGAAACCTGCCGAGACCTTGTCAGTGTAAATCATTACAAAATTAGACTCAGGTAAACTTGCGGCTATCTGTTTGGTTGAATCAATATATAGAACTGCCTTACCTAATCCCCTAGGATCAGTAATACCATATTCTAATAATGTAAAGTCAATGTATTGTTTGGTCTTTTCTACAACTTCCCAGGTATCAGAACCTGCATCATCTACCCATAATTTAGAACCTTGTTTTAACAAAGCAATCTCGCCTTTGTTCATAGATTCATATGTAGAATATCTCACAGTTCTAAACAAGCCTAACGCTGCCGACGAACTGTCTACAATTTCAACGGGATCGGTTGAAGTTGGGGTTACTACAAAAGTGTCGTTAGTGACTTCTAATAATTTAAAGAAGCCTGTGAGATTTTGTATTTGGATACCAACAATATCGTCTGCCGATAGTCGATGTGGTCTATTAGTTAGACATCTAATATTTTGTCCTTCTTTGATAACACCTGCCACTGACAAGAAAGGATCTTCGTTGTATCTTAAAACAGTCCAAGAATTTTTATCAAAAGTAATCCATATATTTGAATTATCTTTTACTTCATCTATGTTAAGATTTAGGATTTCATCTCTAGATTTTATAGAGATATCAATGTGATCTAATTTAACATATCCAGCATTTCTGCTAGGGCCGTCATAATAAATCAACGGATTAATTTGTGTGGTAAACGGTATTGGTCTAAGAGTAAAACTACTAGAGTATATTCTATAATATTGATCTTCTACTGAAGTTCTTTCTACTCCAGAGTCTAATAATATTGGCTGGGGATTGACTACGAACTTATCTTTGTCTATTTGAAATTCATATTCTGTGGTTTGATCTATTCCGCCCACGTCACCCAATTTAAATGCCCACTCTTCTTTGAGCACAACACTATCATCAGAAGTTCTACTTAACTTGTCAAAAACTTTAACAATGGCATTGGCTGTGCCTTTTTCTCTAATGAAGCCTTGATACAATTTAAATTGTGTTACTTCATCTTCGGCAAGATTTTGTAGATATTCTCTCTGCTGATATCCAATGGCATGTCTTGCTAGATCTCTTTGACTGGATCCTATTCCCGAAGTGTCGGCTTCATAATAATCTTCAAATTGTGTAATTCTATAATCAAAGTTAGAAACTAGCCCTTTGGTTGGTGTTGAATCTAATTTAGTCCATCGTTTATCGTCAAACTCTACGGTGCCTAATTGATTAACTTTACTGGTCCAATAATAAGATTTATAGGCTACAATGTCTCCTAACTTGTAATCAGTAAATGGTTGCCAAACACTAATATCAACTGAGTCAAATATGAATCCTGGGCTGGTATAGTCACCGTCCCAGTCAACCGTGCGGAACCCGCGACTCTTAATTCTTTCTTGACGATAGCCAGTAGGCTTGTCATAGATAACATCGTTGAACACCGTTCTATCAGAAAATATTGTGATATTTTCTTTTAGCACCATATTAAATTTAACAAAATAGATACCGTCATTGGTGTCTGCTGTTGAAATATTAATTGTTCTAAAACTTCTAGTTACATTTATATTCGAAGGATTTAAAGGAGTACCATCATTTTTAAGAACCTGATAATCATAAAAACTATCTAAAAGATTATCAGCCACACCTAATGTAGTTACTAGATTCACTCTTTTGGCAGCAGGACTTAGTGCTATCAACGAACCTATGCTCCAATTGTGTCTAGACCAGAACATAAACTCTTTAATAGATGTGTTCCAATCTTCTGGCTCTTTTAATTCAGTATTATAAGAATCAAAAACAAAACCAATAGATTTTAGATATTCTTGATAACCTAAAATAAAATCTACTACTGTCTGTATGTCAGAAAATACTGTGTCATACGGAAGTTCTTTGATTTTTATAGTATTGAATGTTCTACGATTAAATGCAGTCACAGCATTTTTCAATGGTAGAGACGGTAGTTGTTGCCAATTAATTTTTTCAAAAGAATCACCGCTATTATGACTCTTCAATGATCTATAGAAAAATCCCTGATATCTAGCGATTATACCATTACCATAAAATTGATTAGGTATCCAATCTACAAAATCTTCGCTGACTCCGCCTACTGTAATTAGACTATCACTTTGAGATTGTACAGGTTGATAATAATAAAAAATAGGTTTTTCTCTGTCGTAGCCTGACAGTTTCCAGCCTCTATTACTCTTTTCAATTAATATTCCGCTGTAGGCCACTGTACCAAAAGGACTACTAACATTAAAAATAATGTCATAGTTTTCCACAGGCACAAAGATTGAACTTGAAGAAGCCTTTGGATTTTTACTATCTAATACATATTTTTGTTGTGCGGCATCAACGAAACCAGAATTTCTAGAAGCCAATCTCACATCAATATTTTTAATCTTGTCTTGTAAAATATCAGTGTTAAGAGTTTTATTTTTTAGATAATCAACAACATACAGATGTAGACCCGATGCTGTTTTATTTTTTTCATAAAAGACTAAATCATTAACAGTAAAAAATACTTTAGAATCAATATTTGTAATCTGATTAATTTTATTTCTTACTACATTAGATTTATTAAAATTATCTGTGATAAATTTAAATGGCTTTAATAAGCAAAGAGATATTACTACAGCATAAGGCCACTCTGAACTTGATCTCCATGCAAATTCTACAGGACCTCGATCTCCTAAGACAAAAGGTCCTTGATTATTGATCAAACTATAATCGTTGGCAAGGCTTGAATTTAAAGGATCTAATAAGTTTCCATCAGCATCTACAGGAATATGTGTCATCAACGAAGAACGCTTGTACCTGTCGTATATTCCCTTTCTTAAACCTTGGCGAACAATACCGTCACGCAAGTCTTCCCACAAAATTAAATTGTTACTGGTATAAGGTGCTGGTCCGTATTCTGATTCCCACCAGTCTGGTTTTTCTGAGAATCCCAACATTTCCCAAGGACATGTATGAGGTCTAGTTGTATCATAGAACCATTCATAAACTCCTCTCCAATAACCTGGCAGATTTTTAGATCTGCTAGGATCTGTCATGTTTGAATATGTATAAGTAAAAGGATTTTCTGTGTCTATATAATTGTTATTAATATAATCTATATTTGTATCAGAAATCCATTTGAGAAATTCTACGTTAGTGATCTTATCAAGATCTCGTTTAGTAAATTCAGCGTTTCCGTAATATCCTCCTAATATTCTGTCAATGTCAAAAACATTTTCATCATACTGTTGTTTGATATTATTGTATATTCTTAATTCTAATTCTAATAAAATATCGTCTCTAAAATCACCGTAGGCAGTTGTTATGCTACCGTCATGCCCCTGGATAACTTCTTTAGGTTCTGCATAAGTATCATCTAAAAATTTCATTGGGAGATACTTTTTGTATAGTCCCAATTTTGTAGGAGTTGACGGTATAAAATTTACTGCGGTCGATACATATTCTCTAATTTCTATTTCGTCGCCTTCTGCTAGATCTATGTTTAATAAAACAAAACCAAAAGTAGAATTAAAAGTATAATCAATGCCGTGTATTAGTTGCTGAGAATTTTGATAGACATAAACTGCTCTTTCACTAACTGTTTCAAGATCAAATTTTTCTGAAAGAGCAAAAGTTTTAATTCCTTCGTCTTCTACTGTATATTTTAAAACTGTGTAGGCGCCGCTACCTACCATGTCACTATTAGAGAACGGATTTGCGGATGTTAAATTGTTGCTGATTTCATTTAAGATTGTATCGACAAAATCTCTAGGTTCTTGATTCAAATACAATTCATCTGATAATTTAATAAAACTGTTTTTAAAATCTGTGTAAGATCTTTTAGCAAATTGCAGAGATTTAATAATGTTAATATCTTTGTCACACAACAGTATCATAGCCACTGAGGCGGAACCTGAGTGTTTCAAAAATCTCTTGGCAAATTGCTGATATTGAGAAATGTCTCTTAGATTACTCGATCCAGGAAAAATACCTACAATTTCATCTTTAAGTTCTAATGCAGTACCTAGATGATCGGACGCCTGTCCTAATGTGAAATTAGTGATGTTTGCATTTAAAGGATTTTTTTCTAATCCTAAAGGAATTTCATAATACCCAGTATCTGGCGGTATGTCTGAGTAAATTTTAAAGGTTACAGTATCTCCGGCACTGAAATTTTTAGAAAATACAAATTTATTTCTTGTTCTAACGTATGAAACATTACTCTTAATTCCGTTAACTAAAACTAGTAATTTTTTAATTTGAGCGTCTTCTACTGAATTCCAATCAATAGCCGTAGAAATTATTGTATCGGTTTCATTAACGATAACGATAGTATCTAATACAGGCTGTGCAAAATTGCGATCTAGAGATGTCCAGGAATTAGCATACTGATCTCGTTGAGATCTATAAAAACCTGTAGCAAGTTTTTTAGTTAAAATTTCTCTGTCTATCTTGTAATCAAAACTATCACTATCTAAATTAAAATTAAATTGAATATCTCCAACATTATCAATATTCAAATAACTTAACGAAAAACCTAATTCAGGATCAACAGGCCCGTTGCCTATTTTATAACTGACAATCGGAGTTCCTATAAAGGTGTTGACTGGGTAAACTTCTTGATCGCCGAAACTAATTTCATTTTCGTCAAACAAATCAAACAAAGGAGATTGATTGACTTTGGTCTTAGTTTGACTTTTTATCCAAGAGTCGCCATTATAATGGTACATCAATCCTCGGTTGTTTTTTCCTCTTTTTACTAGTAGACATTCATTAACTACAGGATCACCGTCGCTTTCTTTAATCAGTGTAATTTGTTTTTTATTATTATGAGTAATAATTTTAACACGATAGATTTGATTATTGACTAGATTGTCTGTGTCGGCGGTAATTAATACCCGAGCGCCTTCAAAAAGAGATTCACCGTCAACAATGTATCCTATACTGCCCTCAACTACGCTAAAGACATCAGTTGTGAAATCATCTATAAAATCAACAGAAGATTTAGCAATTTCTCCGTGATTGTAAATTTTTATATCTGGAATAAATTCAATGATTGGTCTTTTTGCTCTAGAGGCTTCGTCAGCAGCAAAGTCGCTGTTATTAACACTATGAGCGTAATCTAGCACTGACCTGTGGAACCATCTGTTGTAACGACTCCAACTGTTTCTATCTGCACTTGCTCGATTTATTGTTAGGTAGTCTTTATTAGCAGGGTAAAGACTAGCATCGTCAAACGGCTCAGTATCGAACCCTCCGTCGTCAAATAATACCTCAGGCACATTTAATTCGTCTATCGGTGATATGACTAAATCATCTACTGAGACTAATCTAATAGAAGTTCCTACTCCTTCAACTACATACTTTCCGCTATTGCCTAAGGCAGTATAAGTTTCTGGAATTACTTGTCCTTGAAATCTTATTACCATACCATTTGACAATGTAATGCCGTTACTGCTGATATAAGTTTCTTTTCCTATAATTTCTTTTTCGACGTCTATTTTTGTATTTGATTCAACATTAGCGATTAAAAATTTGCCAAAGAAATTAGGATCTATAGCACTTTGATAGTATAAGAGATCAGGTGCATCTAAAGGAACTTCAAAGGTAATAGTGCCTGTTTCTTTGCCGGCGCCTGTTACGCCGTTGTTATAATCAAAAGAAAATGTATCATAATAGACATCAACTAATTCCCAGTCTTGACTGTTTTCATCTATGCTACTACCGTCATTTACTGATATGTTGACTTTTGCTTTCCAAATTTTTCCATCAAATACTGCAATTTGTCCGGCACTGTATGGCATTGCAGGATTATAAAACAAGACGCCAACATCTAAATTAGTTCTAATAAAGAACGGATGTCCCGGTATGTTAACATTAAATTTATAAGTTTGTCCTCGATATAGAGTTAGTGTAGGGTTATTGGTTTGGCCGTCTGGAGTAAACACATAGGAATTAGCACCTAAAGATATTCTATATGTGCTGGTAATAGACTGTGCTTGACCTGTAATCGCGATATCTGGAGGAAATTCAGGAACCCAATAATATTCTCTATAATTTATAAACTTGTCCCAGTCTATGGGAGGATTCCATGTATAATGCTCTTGATCAGTTATCTTGTTGTCATTCTCATTATCATTATTAAAAAATTTTAATTGATTTTTAAAATCTAGATAATCGTAAAAATTTTTAATTTTTTTATTTTCGTCAACAACAACACCGGGCTCTAATTGATATCTGCTTCTTAGTGTTTGGTCAGTATCGAGATATACATCTGTGCTGTTAAATGTCTTACCATAACGTCTGCCAATATATCCTACAGTTTTATCTAGTGTGCCAGGCTGTGTTAGTGGATCGACCACTGCCGACATAAATTTGGCATTAGCCTCGGATTGAAAAATTGTAGGTAATAACTCTACTGTTCTACGGATCGGTAACCCACTATCTGGATAATTTGTATTGGCCATTAATTAACTCGTACTAGTTACAATTGAATCATTGCTGATTCTCAATTCTGCTGCTGTAATTGACGTTACTATTTCCACATCATCTACAGTAGCACCGCTAATAAAAATTTCATCTGTGCGACTTTGTATTTCAAATAAACTACCAAACGACTGTGATGCTTGTCTTGGTACTAAAACTAAATTTGAAATATCAGGGGCACAGGTATTGATAACATAAGTGATCATTTCGCTGACATAAAATTTATCACCGAAATCCCAATTATTGACATCAAAAAATTCGTTGATCGCTGCAATTATGCGAACTTTTAGATCGTTATCATTTATTAACTTGTTTGGATTTTTTACCACTTTAAATCTACTTTGCAGTTTTTCATCGGCAGTTGAGCCAAACAAAACTTTATAAATTACTGGATGATAAATGATTTCATCACTTATTGATTTAATTAAATCTAAGTTTTGACCAAATGTAACTCTCAAACTATCGCTGCTAGGAGCCGTTGGTTTATCAGCAGCACCAGAAAGGAAATTTCTAAATGCTGTATCATAACTTCTTGTTAGAAGGTAAACATCAATAATGTTAGAAGCACTAGGATCTATTCTTCTATCAACTCCTGCATTGTGAATATATTGAAATTTTAAATTGTCTCTGCCTATGTTAGCAGTATAGGAAGGCTCTAATATAAAAGTGTTTGTTGTTTTATCAACTCTCTTAACTACATTTTCATCAATGTCATAAAAATAAACTAATTGACTGTCGGAGAAATCGTTGATATTAACTAGACTTTCTTTTTGTCTAATTAACACGGTGTCATTAGAATTGTCTACGAATTGTTTAATTGTGTATCCGTAAGCATCGGTAGTTGTTTGAAAAAACAGAAATCTGTTAGAAGAATCAGGTCCAACGACTTGTCTAAAAGTATCTGGATCATCGATAACACCATCATCATCGCTGTCATAAAATGTAACTTTTATTTCTTCCGAACTTTCATACCCGTCATCAAATCTAACACTGTCGGTGATTTCAAAAGTATAATCTGCTACTAACGGATTAATTAAATCCTGTCCGGCATTAATTCCTAATACTACAACTTTATCTTTGACAACTTTACCAGTTTCGCTATCAAATACTTTTTGATTGCTATCAAAATAAAATCTATTTTGTTTTATACTTCTAAAAATATAATCCATACCTCTAATTCTTACCACATATTGATCTGGTTCTTTGATGAATGCTATGATCCAAGAGGCGTCTAGATTTGAGTTAGTTACATCTCCTGCTTTTCCTAAACTAAAATCATCAACAAGATTTAAATTAGAAGCAGTGATAATCTTCCAGTCAGTGTCAGCAGTGTTATATCTAAGTCCAAAATTTAAATTTCCAAACATTAGATCCACCATTTGTGATTCCAATGCTGTACTTAAATTATTAATAAATTTAGGTATGATTATAGATGCTACTGCTAAACTAGGTACTATGTCATTGAATTGTACAGGTCCTAGATTAGTGGTTAAGACTCCGGAATTGTTGGCTGTACCGTCACCTGTTATCTTAACAACCTTAGTCCATATGTAAGATGTCTGCTCAGGATCTGTAGAATCCGTATTAACTAACTTACCCTTTTTAAAACTCTTACCTGTTGGAGGAATGAATTTAATTAGTGCTCCGGGTGTTAGATAACGTAAAAGACCTGTGGTATAAGTGGCCACTGGTAAAATTGATGTTGTGTCGACTAGATTAGTGAAATAACCAGAAGAGTTATTAATATCGTTAGTAACTTGATTCCAGATAGTATTATTATCTGTGAATAAAATTCTTTCAAATTTTGTTAGATAGAAATTGTAAACATCTGTATCAGTAAAAATAGGCTCAATTTTATTTCTTATAAAATTAATAATGTCTACACGATTGGCATACTTAAAAGACAATGATCTTTCAATTTCTTCTTTATAGATAATTCCGTCGTCAGCAAATACATTAACATTACTGTATTTGCCAGATGCATCTATAATATCAAAGTTTCTGCTAATTCCGCTAGATGTTCTATTAATAGATTTTACTTTTAAAATATTTTGACTGGTAGTCAAAGGAGCAAGATTATAATCTTCTCCTGTTATCATTCTATTCTGTGTATAATATGATGCTGGTGCATTAATTCTTATAGAGTCAACACTTTCAGATGCGGTTGAAGAATCTACTGTATATTTGAGACTACAGGTAACTATTAAAGTTTGATTCACCCCTTGTTTGTTTACGTAAGGAATAGATAAACTAATGCCTTGCATTTCTCTCGGTGCTATCTGATATGATAAGCCATTACTCTTTCTGTAATAAACTCTAAAAGTGCCTTGTGGTAAATTACCGTAAACACCGTCGGCAAAAGCAAGATCAACTCTGTCACTTTCTTTGGTCAACACAGAATAGATATTTCTAATATTTGATGCAATGCTGTTATAGGCAATGTTATTACCAATTAAAGATTGTACTTTAGTCCATTCTTCTATTTGTGCTCCTGCACTGTTTAATCTAAACAACCAAACATCGTTTTCATTGATGTTATTAGAATCTACGGCTACGATTTCATTTGACTTAGGTACATCTATAGTAAAATCTGCTAATTCTAAACTACCCTGTTTGAACAAAAAGAAAAATCCAGTATTGGAACTTGTGCCGCCTCGACCGTCATTCTTATAAACAAATCCTAGTTGGTTGGATGGAGTTGGTGCTTCTTCATAGATAGTTTCGCTGCCTCTAAATGCTGTGCTTACAATTTCAAAAGGCATTTGACGACCAGCAACAATTTTATTAAAAGTAAACACAGGAACATCAGTGGATGATGTTCTAAGTCTGTATTGTTCTGTTAGAATTCCATCGATAATTGAAGATCCTTGGCTGCGGCCAAACTCTGTGTTATCGCTCATAGCAGCATTCAAAACTGTGATAAATTGTTCTGCCCAGTTTTGATTTGTTGGATCATTCCAGATAATTGTTTGTTGTGCTAGATTTTTTCCGTTAGAATCTAATATATTTTCTGTGGTACTTACTGTGTCAAATTTTAAAAGACCGGTAGCAGGAATATTTCTTTTGGCATTATAACTTAACATTCTAGCCAAACGTAAAACACTTTCTTTGCGCTCTGCTAGTTCAATAAAATTTTCTCTAGAAGCAAGATCAATACGGAAAGCAAGACTTTGACCAAGAAAAGCCATAGCATCAATCAGTGCTAGATATTCAGAACTTTCAATATAATCGTTGAAATCTTCCGGATAATTTTCACGGAAATATGCGATTATTACCCTACGAAGATTTTCAAAATCGTAGGATTTGAAGTCAGCATTTTTAAATGTCTGATAAATCCTAGTCCAATCTTCGTTAAGTATAAGGCTATTTTGTCTTGAAGTTGTGGTCATTTTTTATCTCTATCACGTATTTATTTTGCAAAATTAAGTGGTCAGTTTATAATATTATTTTCTTTATCAAAATTAAAAACCATTCTTTCGTTGATGTTAAACGGCAAATAGGCTATATCTGCTTCTATTCTAATGCCCATGTCAGTGGCATCAATACTAACACTGTTAATGGCTATTCTAGGATCATAGTTAATGATCTGTTCCACATCTTCAGTGATTAATCGTTTAACTTCTTCAGTGAACGGTTCAAATATCAAATCCCAGATTACTGTTCCAAAATCTGGATTCATTAATTTTTCACCTTTTCTAATATAGAAATGATTGATAATATCCTGCTTTACTAGATCTATATCGTAGACTTTAAATTTATTTTTAGTCTCTTGAGAATTAAAACCTTTGTAGGTAAAGGCTGCACCGTTGTCAGTAGCAACAGTAACTCTTTTAGATGCAACTACGGTTTGATTATATAATTTGGCCATTTTATGTCTCCCTGTCTGTGTTATCAGGAGTTAATTGTGCAGGTGCTTGATTCTCATGCAAGGCCCACGGTTCGTGCATTGGGATTCTTTTCATTATGCTCTTTAACGGAGTGCTTACAGAATATCTATTTTTATTTTCCCAAGGTTCAGCAGAATCAGTTACTATGTTATCATGTACAACTAAAACTGCTGCTGATACTGCTGCGGTGGCTGCTGTTCCATTCATGTTAATTGTTGCTGCGGTTTCAACATGGTCTCCTCCGCTTAGAATATTTGTATTAGCACCGGCAGTAAAGTTGTTATTAACACCTGTAGATACTTCTAAATTTGTAGTAGTGGTTATAAAACCATTACCGCCAACTAACAGTTTCATGTCATATTGACTTTCTATATGCACCTTGCCGCTGTCAAATCCATTAGCATCAGCACTATCTCCGTTGCTGTAATCTGCTGATGCTTTTATATTAACGTTTCTGCCGGCTTCTAAATTGATGTCTCGATCGGCTCGCAGATTTAAATCGTTTTTAGTATGCACACTAACACTGTCTTCAGCATAGATATCTATTTTACCATTGCTGGTCAACTCTATCCATGTTGAGCCTTTAGAATTACCTATGTAAATCAAATCTTCAGAATTATGCATTAAGATTTGATGTCCGGTTCTAGTTCTTATACGAAAATATTCGTTATAAGGAATATTAGGATTTCCTTTTTCTCCGTTGGAAGTATCGGCATATTCAACTGGGCCTTCGCCTGCCGATGTTAGGCGTTGATATTGGTCGTCACCGTCATCCATGACAAACGTAGTTCCACCTAATCTAGATACAGGCACTGGTACTGAACTTGAACTTTTCTTCTTACCTAGAAATTGTTTTTTAGTTCCCTCTCCGCGATTAAATGGTCCGGGGGTGCTTATACCAAATACGCTGTTAGGAACCGTACGTCTACCTGTTGATGTTGTCACACCACGAACATCATCTTCTAAAAGGCCTTGTTTTAAAAACACATCTGCAATAGGATGCACTGGTTTTTTAATTTTATCAATGTTTAAACTTTTTTCTAGTGAGTTAGTTTTTCTGTTAACTTCTGCTACAGGCAAAGGTTGAGTAGTATCGTATTTCTTTTTTTGATCAGGCGATGCTTCAAATTCTGTACTGCCGCCTATAGCCGGAATCATTTGATTAGCAAATCTACCTGGAACACAGCCAATGAAATAACCGTCTGCAAGATTTCCGCCAACAAACACCACTAGCACAGTTGTTCCTATCTCAACTGTTGGGAACCACATACCATAACTCTGCTGCGTGTCATTCCAGTCTGTTTTATTCAGTCCCATATTTTCGTAGGCAGTTATGCCATAAAAGGGACTGGCATACTTTACTGGAAAACTTTGAGAGTCTTCTCCTATAGTAGCACCTTGATTGTCTAACAAAGTAACTTCTAACCCGCACATAAAACTAGGATCAAGGTAACCAACTACCTTGGCCAACATTATTCCTGTGCCAACTTTGCCGTCAGATAGTTGCGATTGTGTTCGTTTTTCAATAGCCATTATTCACCTTCATCGCCACCATAAACTGTATTATCAATCGGACCTGTTGGTTTTGGTGCTTCTTTAACTTCGTATAACCATTGGTTCTGTCTATCAATTTCTGCCCTTCCAGCAAAGTCAACGCTTTGATTAATTATGCGATTCATATCGAGAGTCTGTGTATAAATGCCGCTGGACCATTTATGGTCTACCCCAACAACTCTATACAGGCCGCTGTAAGGACTAACCCACTGCCCTTTAGGAAAATTAAATAGGCCGCCACGACCCGTAGTTCCTAGATTAGGTTCAATAGGATTTCTAAAACTTACAAATATAAAAATTTCAGATCCTTGCCAATTCATTGTACCTTCGGCAGTAATTTGTTCGTTTGGACCATACTCTCCTAAAAACTTAGAACAGATACCCGAATCCGAAAGATAATATGGATCTCCTAGGATTTCCATTTTTACATTCATCATATCTCTGTTTCCGTTTTGGAAAGCATCTTGGAATGCATCGGCAATAACTTGCTCAACTGTTTTTTCTCCGGAGTATGTTCCAGTTTGTATCTTGTAATTAGGTTTTACAGCAGGTGTTCCTGTTTCCGATGTAACCGACTGTGGCGCAGCGCCAGACTGTGTCTGTGCGGATAATCTCTTAGTCTCAGCGGCAGATTGATTATCATCGTTTTGTATCGAAGCATGCTGTTGAGGCGGCCTAGGTAGTTGACCTGTATGAAACATTCCGTTAAATGTAAGATCTAATTTTAGAATATCATTATTTTGACCTGAATACAAATAATCATATCTTTTCGCGCATATGGCTTCTCTGCCTTGAGTAGGAGTAGCAGAACTAGGATTTTTCAAATATTCTGCGCTAACTTTAAACGGTACAACTCTATAGATATATTTTTTTGCTCTCTGATTTCTAATTTTATCGTATTCTAAAAGATCAATTTGTACATCAACTCTAAACCAGTTTACAAGACCGGTTTTAGGATCAATGGCTTCTGGTCTAAGATTTTTTGAACAATATTCGCTGGCCAGTACTATCCATTTAATAACATTGGTAATTTGAACTTTTTTACCAAATGTAAAAACTCGACGAGATGGATCGATACTCATTTGATCTCGCTGTATTCTTCCAGTAGAAGGATCAACAGTATCTGCTGCATCTTTAAAAAGATAGTTTCCGCCAGATGTTGCATCAAAGCCCATACTGCTGTAACCAATAGGTCCTTGGCCGTATTCAAGCGTGTCAAAGTCTGCGTTAACTCCGGCCTTAATGGGTTTTCCAGCATTAATATCCACCATGGCTCTTAGTGTATCGGCTGTTGCACCACCTTCTAGTCCAACTCTATCTTGCCAGTCTATAGGAAAAACTATTTCATATAGGTCTGGTTTTCCTATCATATTGCGATCTACTAATTCAAACTGTGAAGTATTCAGAGCATTCATTAGACTGTTTTTACCACTGGCTAAAACTTCTAATACAGTATTACCTGATATGTTTAATTCAACAGGATATGTATTGGCTCCGTCTAGATATCCTGAGTGGTGCAACGGTACTGCTTTGCATTTGTATCTGCTGCCGCCTTCGTCCACTTTCATATCTGATTCAGTAATTTTTATTGTAAAATATTTGGCCAGTTGTTCTTTGCTGGCAAATATTCTACCCTTGTCGTCAAACCCTACAAATTCTAATTTTAATAAAAAAGGAACATCGCCAATGTAATGAGGATACCCTGCAGATAATGCTGCTGACAAAAGACTTTGATAAAATAATCCCATACTGTATGGTTCATAGACATCAAATTCAAATTGTGTTACATTAGTCCAACCGGCATCTTGACCTGCTAGTCTACTAATAAAATTAATATTATCGATAAAAAATTCTGGAGAACCGTTAGATGTTTTTGCCCGTTGTTCGTCATATCTTCCTGCACTAGATATAACAATATTTTTTAAAGCACCCGGTTTACCTCTGTATGTATTAGGATTATTAAACTGACTAGGTTCAAGGCAACACAAAGTCCATATATTACTATATGAAGCAAATTGTTCTAATACATTAGGGTAAGGCGGGCCTCCTTTAATTTTGTCTAATCCAAAAATTTTCACAGCAGGTGTTCCTGTTGAATCTTGATTAGAATTTGAAGCCTTGGAAGTATTTAAAGTGGCCGAATTAGCAGTAGGAACTCCGGAGATTACTCTTGCTACTCCTGCTGCAATGCCTGGAAGATTAGTCACAGCAGAAACAGGATTTCCATCAGGTCTTAATACTGTACCAATTGTCTGACCAATGTCTCTAAATATTGACACGTTAGACTCCTAAATACTTTTCTAAATTTGATTTCTTAGGACAATAAATTTGTGTGCCTGGTTCAAAGTCATAGATAGGATCTTTGATTACACTCATGTTTCTTTGAACAAACACCCACCATAACTGTGAATTACCGTAAAGGTCAAATGCTAGAAGATCTGGTCTATGCCTATATTGATTTTCAATTGTATATAAAAAATCATCTAATTCGGCCGGAACTGGACGTATGGTTAGAAGTTCTAAATATAGATTGTTTTCTTTGGTGTTCCTATAAGGGGAAGAAGCGGTATATGTCGCCATGATTATACGAATCCTGATCCTGCTACCACATTGCCGTTGGCATAATCTTTGAGACTAAACTGTCTCAATCGTGTTCTATTATAGATAGGCGCAACTACTATAGTAATATTACTAGTAGTTGGTACCCAAGTAGGTGCTGGGCCTTTATTATATTTCATATAACTAACATCTTCTTTTAAATCTACGCTAAAAGATTTAATGATGATTGGGATTCCGGTAAAAACTCTGGCTCCGTATCCGCTGAGTTGGCATATCACTGGAGGATTACCTACATTCTCTCCTGTACCATAAAACATTCTAGTGGCTGTTTTAAAAAATGTTGTGCCTTGAATCCAATACTCAGCATCTAGTTCTGTTTCAACAGAGAACTCACCACTGATCTGAATATCATCTACTTGACTGTTTTTATAAACATAAAAAGGATGAATGTTATGTACAGGATCAATTTGTGAATAGTTTGCTTTTGTTGAAACTGTGATGTTAGGCAGATACGGAAAAACAAATCCACCTGTTTCAGACAATCTACTAAAAGCATTTCCAAACAGACCAAAATTACAATTTACTTTTACACGCCAGTCGTTTTGTGATCCCGGTTTTAATTCAACGAAAGATCCCTGAGCACTAAATAATTCTGCTCCACTTGGTAAATTTTTTCCTCTGGCCAAACTCAATAAATTGTTCAACATACCTGCCGCTGACGATACTTGTCCTGCTAGTTTAGCAAGTCCGCCACCTAAGCCGCCGCCTGCAAGTCCTAGTTTGTCTAAACTAGCACCTATATTAGATGCAACATTACTAATAGAACCAACTGAATTAGCGGCACCACTAATGGCGCTTTGTGCATTAGAAGCAAGACTTTGTATGGGATTGCCAATGCCACCCATTGCTCCAGTAACACCGCCTAACGCATTTTTTGCGTCGGATGCAAATGTTGTAGCAGATGCAGTAAAGCCGTTAAGACCGGATCCAATACCGCCCGATAGTTTAGAAACTGTGTCGTTGACATTAGATTTAAGAGAGGCAAATTGTGTTCCGTTCATTGCACCACTAGCAGAATCTGCGGCTGCAGATACCTGCTGAGAAACAGAAGAAACTAATTTAGCCAAAGGGTTTATAGATAGTGGCATTTTGGTGAAAAAACTCCGTTATAACTCTATTTATTATATGAAAAATATGCTAATATTATTACCTACTAGGAGTATTTGGGATTGATGACAACACAACCACCTAAGATAAAATATCTTACAAACAAGGATTTATTAAAAGAAATACATTTAAGCAAAAATACATATTGTAGTTTTACTAGTCCGGAATATCATGAGTACGATATGATCGTTCCAAATTTAGAAAAAATTAACATACGTACTATTGCCGATGCGAAGCGCACCAGGGCCACAAGACAGGCCAAACAAAATTACGAAGCAGCGCAGTCTAAGGGAGGTAAAAAACTATCTCTAAAAGAATTTGAAATAGATTATAAAAAGATCGCCAAGCAAGATGTGGTATTTCGTGTGATGACGTTCGAACATATTCCATTGGCTCCGGGACGTAAAAAAACTTTAAAGAATACTGCCGACAGCCACGAGAAAGTAAACTTTCCTCCATTCCAGCATTGGAAATTTGACGAAAATAACAATTTAATTTGTGTAGGCAAAAGTCATTGGAAGGGCGGGTTGGACAATGGATCATTTAATAAAGAGCACGGAAAAATGACCAATAATCTAGCACGGATGTTTTTAAAACTCTGTGAAAGATATGCTACCAGAGGCAACGTCCGTGGATACACCTACAACGATGAAATGCGTGGACAAGCCATTTTACAACTAACTCAAATAGGACTACAATTCGATGAAAGTAAATCTGATAATCCTTTTGCTTATTATACTGCTGCTGTTACCAATAGTTTCGTACGTATCATCAACATTGAAAAACGTAACCAAAATATTAGAGACGACATCCTCGAAATGAATGGAATGAATCCTTCATGGACTAGGCAGAATGCCAGTGGAGGAAGTTTTGGACCTACCGGTGGTAGTAGTGGCGGTTCGTCAGAAGGTGGCGGTGGTGATTGGGATTGATCTAAGTTATTAGAGATTGTATAATAGGAAATTATGAATCTATTTAAAAAAGTTGCGTGTTTTACAGACATACATTTTGGTTTAAAATCTGGCAGCAGGTCTCACAATATAGATTGCGAAGAATTCGTAACTTGGTTTTGTGAAACTGCGCGAGCAGAAGGTTGCGAGACAGCAATTTTCTTAGGTGATTGGCATCATAATAGATCAACTACTGATGTTAGTACTATGAACTACACAGTTTCAAATTTAGAAAGATTAAGTGCTAACTTTGAAAAGGTTTATTTTATACTAGGCAATCATGATCTGTTCTACAAAGATAAGAGAGAAATCAATTCTGTAGAATTTATGAGATTGTTTCCTAATGTGGTGCCCATTAAAAGACCCTTTACAGAAGGAGATGTGACTATTCTTCCTTGGCTGATTGGGGACGAATGGAAAGAAGTTCCTAAAATCAAAAGTCGATATGTGTTTGGACACTTTGAATTACCGCTGTTCTACATGAATGCCATGGTGCAGATGCCGGATCATGGTCAATTACAGAGCGGGCATTTTCAAAACCAGGAATATGTATTCAGCGGACACTTTCACAAACGTCAAAGCAAGGGCAATATTACATATATTGGCAATGCGTTCCCACACAATTATGCAGACGCCGGAGACGATGATCGTGGCATGATGATCTTAGAGTGGGGTTCGGCTCCTGTTTATAAGACATGGCCCGGACAGCCTGTGTATAGGCTTTACAAACTAAGTCAAATCATAGACACACCGGACAAATTACTTAAAGAAAAAATGCATTGTCGTGTTACCATCGACTTGCCTATTACTTTTGAAGAAGCAAACTTTATCAAAGAACAGTTTATTCCGCAGTTCAATCTACGTGAATTGATGCTGATTCCCGAAAAAGTTGAAGTCGAGAGTGCTTCTGTACCTATTGACATTAACTTCGAATCTGTTGATACCATCGTTATGAATCAATTAAACGCTATAGATAGCGAGGCATATGACAAAGCCCTATTGTTGGAGATTTACAAAGAACTATGATTAAGATTAAAAATCTTACTGTACGAAATTTCATGAGTGTGGGCAATCAGACCCAGGCCATTGATTTTGACCGTGGTCAATTAACTCTAGTCTTAGGTGAAAATCTAGATCTAGGAGGTGATGATTCTGGGGCTCGCAACGGTACGGGCAAAACAACTATCATCAATGGCTTGAGTTATGCAATCTACGGTCAAGCCCTAACTAATATCAAACGTGATAATCTTATTAACAAGATTAATTCTAAAGGTATGTTAGTTACTGTTACGTTTGAGAAAGATGGCGTAGAATATCATATTGAACGTGGTCGTAAACCTAATCTTCTTAAGTTTAGTATCAACGGCGAAGAACAAGAACTACAAGACCTAGATGAAAGTCAAGGTGATAGTAGAGAAACACAAAAAGCCATTGAAGAAATGTTTGGAATGACCCACGAAATGTTCAAACACCTTGTGGCTTTGAATACCTACACCGAGCCGTTCCTGTCAATGAAGGCTGCTGATCAACGAAGTATTATCGAGCAACTGCTAGGAATTACTTTACTCAGCGAAAAAGCAGAGAATCTCAAAGAACAAGTCAAACAAACCAAAGATGCCATCGCTACAGAAAACACAAGAATAGAAACTGTTAAAGCATCTAATGATCGAATACAACAAAGTATTGATTCTTTAGAAAGAAAACAAAAACTTTGGGAAGATCAAAAAGAAAAAACTGCTGAGGATCTATTAAAAAGCATAGATCGTTTAGAAACTATAGACATTGATCTAGAAATCGCTGCGCAAAGGCGACTGGCAGAGTGGAGTGAGCACAAAAAAGAAAGAGATACTCTAGTTACATTGATTGCTAAACAAACTGCCAGTGTAGAAAAAGAACAAAAAATACTAGAAAAACTTTCAAAAGAATTAAAAACCCTGGAAGATCATAAATGTCACAGTTGTGGTCAGGACCTTCACGATGTCAAACATACAGAAATGTTAAGAGGTAAGCAAAAACAGATTTCAGAATCTGAATCTTCCATCGTTGAATTTGCCAAAGAACTGCAAGACCTATCTGAAGCATTAAGTTTGCTAGGTGATCTGGGAGATTGTCCTAAAGTACACTATGATAACTTAGAGCAAGCACTGAATCATAAAAACACATTGAGTTCGTTGGCAAAAGATCTGTCTGTGAAACAGGCAGAAACTAATCCTTACGCTGAACAAATTGAAGAACTAAAAAACACAGCCGTACAAGAAATTGATTGGAATCATATCAATGATTTAACTAAAGTCAAGGATCATCAAGAATTCCTATATAAACTGTTAACTAACAAAGACAGTTTTGTTCGTAAAAAGATTATAGATCAAAACTTGGCGTTCTTAAATCAACGATTAACTTATTATCTAGACAAAATTGGGCTTCCTCATATTGTAGAATTCCAAAACGATCTATCTGTAATTATTACTCAACTAGGCCAAGACTTAGATTTTGACAATTTAAGTCGCGGTGAACGTAACAGACTAATACTTTCAATGTCGTGGGCGTTCCGTGATGTGTGGGAAAACTTATATCACAGCATTAATTTACTGTTTATTGACGAATTAGTCGACTCTGGTATGGATGCTAGTGGGGTAGAAAGTTCAATTGCCGTTCTAAAGAAGATGACCCGTGAGCGTGATAAGAATGTATTCTTAATTTCTCATAGGGATGACCTAACTAGCCGTGTAAATCATGTGTTAAAAGTTATCAAAGAAAACGGATTTACCAGTTATAGTAATGACGTGGAGATCGTTGCGTGAGTACAGAAGCACACGATCGTATGATACGTGCATTTCAAGAATACTTTAAATGGCAAGAACGGTTCGAATATAAAGGCAGCGACGAGGCAGGCATTAAGGCACGGTATTGGCTTTCAGAAATACGCAACGAGGCAAGCACAAGGCGAGTAGAAATACAAGAAAAACGAGAACAACGAAAGGCAGCCAGAAAAGGCATGTTAGGCAGACCACCTAAAATAACTAAGTGAGTGCTGTGGACGTATCAAAATCAAATTGTAGAAGAAATTCCAGAAGGCTATATTGGCTTTGTTTACCTCATCACGAATCTCAAAACCGGGCAGAAATACATAGGCAAGAAACTAGCACAGTTTAAACGCACGAAACCACCACTAAAAGGCAAAAAACTTAAAAGAAGATCAACAGTAGAAAGCGATTGGCGCGACTACTGGGGTTCATCTGATAGGTTAAACGCAGATGTCCAAGCACTAGGTCCGGAAAACTTCACCAGAGAAATACTTTACCTTTGCAAATCCAAGGCAGAAATGTCATATTTAGAGGCAAGAGAGCAGTTTGAACGCAGAGTTTTAGAAACAGATGACTATTATAATGGCATTATAAACGTCAGAGTAGGCGGATCAAACATACTAAGACAGCGTCTTTTAGAACAAAATAAGGCAAATTAAAAGCGGTTTTTGGCTGGCGCAGGCCTAAGTTCGTGCGCTCTAAACCTGGTCATTTGGTGGTCACAGGGACGGAATTCCATGCCGCAATGGTACTCAACTACTACCCATTTATGGATGAAGATCGCTTAAAACCTGCGATTTAGTTGTTTGAAAAGGATAAGCAAAGGTAAAAAGAGGGGAGAAAAGCCCCACGTAAACAAATGTGTTAGCGTATATTTGTTTACCGCCGTCATTATGAAGAC